TATCTCAGACCTGATGCATAGTCTATATTACATATACTAATATGTAATAATCCTTATATCATTTTAATAATAATTATATTAGAAAATATAAACTTATTAATATTTATGATTAAATTTTTAAACAGTTACAGCCTTCATATTACCATTAGCTTTTATATTCATTTTTTTAGCAATTAAATCAAATTCTTTATTTGATACAAAATAAGCATCGTATGGTTCATTACCAACAGGATCATTTTTAACATCATTATATTCTAATAAAGGTTTCTTTTTATTTATAATATGAACAAAATCATCTATAATTATATTATTATTATATGATAATTTAAATTTATCAATATAAGATATATCGCTTGAATTAGTTAAATTAGTTTTATTAACATTTTGTTTTTTGAAATGTAGAATATTATCTCTAATATTATAAGGTTGTAATGAAGTTTCACCACCGCCAGTTACAGTATTTTTACAATAAGTAGATATCATTTTAATAATATTCTTTTTATTATTAATATAATAATCTATACGATATAGTAATGTATCTATTAATTCATTAATCATTTTTTCTAAATCTTTGTATTCTTGTGTAGGTTGTTGTGTAGCTGGATCAATTAATCCAGTAATATATTTTTTTAAGAAAATAATATATCTTGGTTTAAGTGTTAAATTTAAAAAATCTTTAAAAGATGTAATAGAATTTAAAAATTTATTATATGTAGGTTCTAATATAGTTTTTGTTTTAAATTTATTTTTTGCTTCAGTACAAGTTAATAAAAATGTTATATGTTCTGTAGGTTCTTCATTTACTTTAAAATTAATTTTTTTGATGCCATTTATATTATATAATCCACAACCTTTAAACCATACTAATTTATTATCTTTATTTTTTATATGTTGTAAATAATTTCTATCATTCATAAAATCTACATTAGATATTAAACAATCCATAAAATAATTGTCTATATTATATATAAATTGTTTTCCAATAGTTGTACCATAATTAGGATCATATTTCCATCCTGTATATATTTCTTTTTGAGTATCATTATAATATAAAAAATATCCAATACAATTATAATTGAATTTATAATAACAATCATTTATTATTAATTGATGAATAGTATATTGAATATTAAAGAATGAATTGATATCACTACCATTTAATACAGTTCCTAAAGAAGTATATATAATATCGTCAGTAACATCTTTATATATATATGGAACATTTTGTCTAAATAATTGTCTATTAAATGGTGTTGGTGAATGTACGCATATAGGATATTCATATATGATTATAGGATTATTATATATATTTGCATTTGTAATATAATAACTCGTTATTTTATATAAAGGATTACTACCATTTTTTTTTATTGAATTAAATAAATCAATATAATATTGTTTTCCTTTATTTGTATTTTTAACTTCGCAAAATACATATTTTATATTAGATATAGAGATTTCTTTATTTATTAATATTTTAGCACCTGGTGGTAATATAATTTGATATAATGAATCATTAAAATTAATATATTCGATAGTTTTATCAATTTTAAATATATATACAACACCTGAATTATTTAAACTTCCACTTAAACCTAAAGCATAATCAAAAGCTATATATATATTAAAAGAACAAGATAAAAATGATAATAAATTTATTTCAGTATCATTTTGAGAATGTATAATATTTCTTGTTCCATGAAATACAAAAATATCATCAGGATTGTAAGATGGATTAATATTATATTTAGTAAATTCAAACATTTTAATTAATCTATCTTTAACATTATTTCCTAAAGGAATATCATTTAATATAAATTGTTGTAATCCTTGATTAAGATCTTTGCTAAATAATGGTGCTGTACCTTTGTAAGCACCTTCAATAAAAATAGTATTAGTTATATTAAAAGGTTGATATTGTTTTAAGTTTAAAAAATCTTTATAATTTAAAGGAGACATAGATGAGAACGGTCCATCAAATTTAAAATAATAATAATAATATTCGCCTGAGGGTTTATTAATAACAGAATTATTAATTAAAACATATAACAATTTTTTTTTATAATGTTCATCTGTATGATAATTTTTTAATTCTATTAATATATTATCATATGGATTAGTGCTTTGTTGTATATCATAATTTTTATTTAAGTTATAAGAACAATAATATAATATAGTCATTATATATTTTAAATCATTATTTATAATTAAATTATCATTATTTTTAAGATTGCTGTTAATTACATTTATAAAATGATATTTAGGAAATATTGTATTATATTTATTAAATATATTTATAAACTCTTTAAAAGAATTTTTAAATGTTCTTATATCATTTGTAATTAAATAAGATAGTGATATAAATCCTGTATTATTTGCATCAAGATATATATTTTTATTTTTACATAAAAAAGATATTTTTATAGTTCTATTTAAAATTGTATTTTTATCTAAATCATTATATACATTTGTATTTCTATTATTAATATTCATTTTAGTATATATAGGATTACATAAATTATATATTTTTTCACATTTACTACCAACAGGATAAATTTTATTAAATTCTTCAAGAGTATAATCATCAAATAATATAAAACTAATATCTAATTTTGATATTTTAATATTATTTATAATAGAATATATAACTATATATAAAATATATACTAATTTATTTAATGTATGATTAATATAATCATTAAAATCAATAATATTAGATTTATTAATATTTTCACAAGAAATTTTATAATCATTTAATAAATTTTTTAAAGATATATTATTCTTTAAATAAGTTGTATTATTTAAAACATCATCTATTGTAATTTTATTATTAATTAAATCATCCAATACTTCTGTAAAATCTATATTAGTTGAAGGTTTTGGGTTAGGTGATGTTTTAGTTTTGGCTACAGGAGCAGCAGTAGCTGTAGTAGCAGATGGAGAAGGAGCTGAGGGAGCAGAAGTATTTAAATTATCAATTATATCTTTTTTATCCATTATTTTTAATATATCATTTTGTATAGTATTATGTTCGGCATAACATTTAGATAGTAATTGTTTTACTGTATAGCCATTATAAACAAGTTGTGAAGGATGTTTAACTTTTTTATTACCATTAGGATTATTTTTTAAATCTTTTAATATAACTTTTAAATCTTTAATTAAATATTTACAATCATCTATTGATAGTTTATTATATTTTTTATTTAATATAGATGTTGAACCTCTATTACTAAAAACTATTTTTGGAATTGTTGATGGTGAAGATGATGAAGATACTGCCGGTATTGATGGAGAATTTACATTATTATTTGCAGATTTAGATGAAGATGATGAAGATTTATTTCGTGCAGCTTGATGTGATGAAGATTTATTTCGTGCAGCTTGAGGTGATGAAGATTTATTTCGTGCAGCTTGAGGTGATGAAGATTTATTTCGTGCAGCTTGAGGTGAATTAGAACGAGGTTTTAAATTTTGTTTAAAAGATATAACAGGAGATTTTTTTTTTGGTGTTTTTGGACTCAATGGTGGTGTAATACCGGCACTTGGTGGAGATATACCAGTTGCGGGTGTAACATTTTGGTTATTTATAGTTGAAGGAATAGAAGGTACTATATGTGATTGTGGTGAATTACTAGAAGGTTTAAATTGTTGAGATGATGTTGTTAGAGGTGAAAGTTTTTGTAATTGATTTTGAATAGGTGAAGGTTGTTTGGGAGGTGATGGTTTTTTAGGAGGAGAATTTGGTAATGATGGTGTAGGTGTTCGTTTATTTCTACTCCTTAAATTATATTGAGAAGACATTTATATATTCTAATTATAATATATAATTTAATAATATTTTAATTATTATTTATATCATATTGAACCATTTCTTTTATTAAATCATTAAATGATGTTTTTAAAGGATTCCATCCTAATATAGTTTTAGCTTTTTCAGGATTTCCTAATAAAAAATCTACTTCTGTTGGTCTAAAATATTTAGGGTCTGTTTTTATTCTAATAATATCAGTTCCTTTTTCTACAGCATATGTATCTATACCTTCACCTCTCCATTCTAATTCTATACCAATTTCTTTAAATGCTAAATCACAAAATTCTTTTACAGTATGTGTTTCGCCAGTTGCTATAACAAAATCTTGTGGTTTTTCTTGTTGTAACATTAACCACATACATTCAACATAATCTTTTGCGTGTCCCCAATCTCTATTAGAATAAACGTTACCTAATTTAATATATTGTTGAGTACCTTTTTTAATACCAGCAACACCCATCGTAATTTTTTTTGTTACAAAAGTTTCACCTCTTCTTGGAGAATTATGTACTAATCCTTGTCCTATTCCGCAAAAAAATGTACCACTTTCTGTTTCCAAATCATAAAACCAACCATCATATTCATAATCTTTTATAATATTTTTAACTGTATTTAATGATTTAGTTGAATTTAAATTATTAGATAATTCAATTGTATAATTATAAAATATTTTATTACTGTTTGATATATTTTTAGTTTCAACATTAATATTATATTGTTGATTTGTAGTATTTTTAATTAAATATATTATACCACATGCTATTACTTGTGAATTAGTTTTAAAATTTTTAAAATTATATATAGGACAATCAATATTAAGATGATTTTCAAAACTAATACCCTTTAAAAAATTTATTTTAATATTATAATTACCATTTAAAATATAAGATGGTATTCGTTTAGTACAATCTTCATTATATATATCACTTTTATTTATACTATAACAGTTCTTATTAAAAATAATATATCCTGAACTGGAAACAATAAAATTATTTTCAAACTCTGTATCAATTGGAATATATTTATACATACATTCTTTATTATATTTTTTACATATTTTTTCAAATAATTTTATACTATGTTTTATAATATCTTTATTATCATTTATAATACCAATTTCATAAGCATTATTTATATATCCGAAACCTACAATTAATCCTATAAATTCAGCTTCAAAATCATCTAAATTATCATTATTATTATAAGATGGTAAATTAACTAATTTTACTTTATCATTTAACTTTATATCTTGTAATTTTTTTTCTTTTCCATCATCCATTATGATATGATGTGTATTTGTAGCCATATAACAAGAATTTTTAGTTATTATTTTTTTTGGATATTTGGGATTATTTTTTATATCGTGTTTATAAGCTGAAGCAAATTTAACTTTCGTCCAATTATTATTATCCCATACATATAAATCAGTTAATACATTTCCTTCTTGATAATCATCATTATTTTCATCAATTAAAATATTATTATTAGGTAATGTATGATATTTTACTATTTCAGATATAGGTTTAATATCTAAATTTTTATTATTACCTCCTATTTTATATATCATAGGTGTATCGCCAGTTATAGTTTCATGATTAAATAAAATACCATTTACAGCAAATAAATTATAAGCTTCTCTATAATTTATAACAAACCAATAAGCCATTAATTTAGCACATGCATACGGAGAACGCGGATAAAAAGGTGTATTTTCATTTTGTATTGAATCTTGAATTTTTCCATATAATTCTGAAGTTGATGCTTGATAAAATTTTATATTATTTAAACCAGATTGTCTAATAGCTTCTAAACAATTTAAAGTACCTAATCCATCTACATTAGCAGTATATACAGGCATTTCAAAAGATGTATGTACGTGACTTTGTGCTGCTAAATTATAAAATTCGTCGGGTTTTATTTTATTTAAAATCATAATTAAATTATTTAAATCAGTAACATCTCCATAATGTATATAAAAAGGAGGTTTATCTTCATTTTCATCTGATAAAGTTTTTTCGTATATATGTTCTATTCTTGATTGATTAAATGATGATGCTCTTCTTTTTATTCCATGTACTTCATAACCTTTATTTAATAAAAATTCAGCTAAATAACTACCATCTTGTCCTGTAATTCCAGTAATTAATGCTATTTTTTTAGTGTTTTGTTGAATATTATTCATATTATTTTATTAGATATATAAAGGATATAAATCTATCTTATATAATTTTCTATAAATTGATATAAAGACTTCATTTGATTTATTATATAATTTCATTATTATAATGTAAAAAAATACACTATACACGAAAGAAAATATAAATATATCTGATATGTATAATGAAGATGATATAATAAATATAATGGCTAATTCATATAATACAACATATGATGATATTATAAAATATTATAATAGGTTAAGATATAAATATTATGAATGAAATATTACTAATAGGATTTTTAATATCTTTTTTATGGGGTTTATCACCTATATTAACAAAGACGAGAATGGATAAAATAGATTATGAAATAATATTATTAATGGATATATTTTTATATTTTATATTAATTTTTATATATTTGTTATATAAAAATAAAAATATAAAGAAAAGTATTTTAAATATTGATAAAAGTACATTATTTATAACATTATTTGCTGGTATATTTTGTACTTTTATTCCAGGTTATTTATATGTATATTGTTTAAAAGAAACAGATAATACACCTATAGTTTGTGCTATTGTAGGTATATCACCATTATTTACATTATTGATATCATATTTATATTTAAAAGAAAAAATAACATTATCATCAATAATAGGAATATTACTTATTGTATTAGGTATTGTTATAATATCTTATAATTTGAAATGAATAAAAATGTAAAATATCATTTGATATAAATAAAAAAAATGAATAATGTCTATAAAATAACTTATCATCTACAATCAGTTAGATAATACAAAAAATGATTAACCAGCGTAAGTTCTCCACATTCACAGGTAAGTTTGATAATTTTGAAGAAATTCAAAAAATTCCTCGCAATATGAAATGTAAGAATGAAAAAATTGTAAGTTATGCTGATAAGATGAGTAAGAAATATAAGAATAGTGATGGTCGTCTATCATATAAAAATCGCAGAACTATTAATAAGGATTTCAAGGACTTTATGAATAATCAATAAGATAACAAAGATAATAAATAATATAAAAACAAACAAAAAAAATTTTGTAATTATACTATAATATTTAATAATTCTAAAACTCTTAATGCAAGATTGATATTTTTTGTATTATCATTTATAGCTAATTGAAATAATTCACTTATTTTTATATTTATAGGTGCTATATATATTTTCCATATATTTTCTATTGATTTTATATCATTTATACGACTAAATAATTTAATTAAACTTTTTATAAATTCATATATATTTTGATTTATTTCACAATTTTCTAAATCCATTATAGCTGTCTCAAAACCATTTGATGGTATATTTACTATTATTTCTATATCATTTATATTATATATTATTTTTTCTTTTATAGTTTTTTTTAAAACATAATTATTATTATTTAAATCAAAATGAACAAATCCTGTTTTTATATAAGCATCTACTAAAGAACATATAAGTTGTTTTACACAAGATTTAATAATATCTATATCATTAGATTTCCAATTATATAAACCAAAACTACCATCTATTGCATATTCCATTACTAATACTTTCATATCATTTCCATCTTTTCTACAAATATTGTTGGTTTTTTTTGTGAAATTAGGTATATAAGATATACGACCATAATCATTTATTTCATCTGTTAATTCTTTTCTTATTCTACTTAAAAAATCTTTACATATAAAAAAACAATAATAATTTAAAAATCCTTGCACATTATTATTAATTAATATTTTATAATTTTTAAATTCATTTTCAATATTTTCATCATTATTAGATACTTTAACAACAACTTTCTTATTATTTTCTAATATACCTTCTAATATTTGTTTATTAGTTCTATCAGGACTTATTAAAGGGCCAGCATTTTTTAATGTTTTAATATATGATATATTTTCTAACCATCCTTCAGTTGTTGGTTTAATATCTGTAATTTTAGATTGACAATCAATTAAATATTTAGATAAACTACCTGAAATATCATCTGGATTACCTTTTAAAAGTTCTTTTATTGACATTATAAACTCTATATTTATATAGTAAAAAATAAATTACAAAAAAAATATAAAAATAAATTAAATGATATTATTATAAATGATAAAGAACTTATTAAAAATTTTATTACACCAACCAAACAGAAAAATGAGACAAGATTATTTATTTTTATATAAAGATTTAGTTTATATTAAATATAAAGATTTATTATGACAGATGATAACAATTTTAAGCTTAAAAGTGATATTATTAATGATTTTTCTAAACTAAAAGATTTATATGATAAATTACTTTTGGAAAATAAAAACCTTAAAGAAAGATTAAATAAATATACTAATCCTAAAAGTAAAAAAGAGTACTATCAAAGAAATAGAGAAAAAATTATTAAACAAAATAGCGAATATCAAAAAGTTTATAAAAGTAAAAAGAAAACAATATAATGATTTAAGATGTACTAAAAACAGAAAATGAAGAAACCACCTGACAAATATAAGTGTATTAAATTACCTATTACTTCTATTCTAAATAAAAATGAAGAAAGTCAAAAAATATTTAATACCGTTCAAGATGCAGTTTATAGAACGAACTATATTACAACAAAAAACAAGTTTGTTATTGAGATTGGTGTAATTATTGACAATATATATGGTATAACACCATTTCTATTAAAACCATCAAGTTGTAATTATATGTTGGTTAAAAGAATACATAATCATCCTATAAATAAAATTATGATGACAAATAAAAATAATAAAATAGATATGTTTAATGACCACATCTATAATAAAAAAAATAATAGTATAAGTGATATAAAAGAAGATAATAATATAAAAAAATTATTTACACCCTTGAAGATTTAAAATGAGACGAAAATGATATGAGAATTATTTATATTATAAATACAATACTGATGCAAATCTACCATGCATATGACCTATTCGTTAATCTAAATAATGGTGTGTTTGGAACGAAAGTTCTATTATTTAGACTATAAGCGTAGCGGTTCTAACAACCTTTTTTCTGCGCTTATTTTGTATAGTAAAAAATCAGGTACATTACACGATGTACCATAACCAAAATTTACATTTCCTTGAAATATGATAACCTTGAAGTCTATGAATTATTGTCTCATTTTAAATCTTCAAGGGTGTAAAAATAATTCAACAAAAGAGATTGAATATGAAGATGATATTGATAAATATTTTGCTAAAAGACATATATTTGGTTTATCAGTTTATGATTTAACTATATATAGAATATCATTTTATATTACTGTATGGATTTGTGTAATGAATTATTATATAGTTAAAATATAATAATTTATCGATTATTATATAAATAATATAATATAAATATAATATAATATAAATAATAATTATAAGATATAATAAGATGTTATATGGAAAAAAATGGTCTGATGAAGAAGAAAATAAATTATTAGAATGTATTGAAAAAAATAAAACATTTGTAGAGATAGCAAATGAATTAGAAAGAACTACAAGAGCTATAGAATATAGAGTATGTTTTAAGGCATATAAATATATGGAAGAAGAAAACAAATCATTAGAAGAAGCATGTAGTAAATTTAAATTAAATGATAAAACATTAACTAAATATATAAATATTAAAAATGTAAAAGATTTAGATAAAAATTTACCATCTGTTAAAAAAGGAAGAAAAAGTAAAGTATCAGAACAATTATCTAATGATACAGAACAATATAAGACAATAATAACATTATTAAACGAAATTAAAGAACTTCTTCAAAAATAATTTATAAATTTACATATAATATTGATGCTGTTCCATATAATACAATAGCCCAAATAATATCTATAATAGATGCTTTAAGACTATAATCTTTATAAGCAACAAGTGATGTAAAATTATATATAGAATTTATTATAATACCATAAAAACCTCCTGATATAAATGCTATAATATTTTTATTTATATTTTTATATCTTTCTATTTGTTTTTCTACGAATGTCATACATATAATAAACAATCCTAACAACATTACTATATATGTCATAAAAATATAAGAAATATTAGTAAGTTTATGTTCTGATTTTTGTACTGCTTTTATGGTACCAAGATATAAATCTTTATTTAACATAATCCATCCAAAATCCATACATGAAAATATAATAGATATTATACATAACTTAAAAATATAATTCATTATAATTATAAGTTCTATATAATAAAATTATTTTTACTCAAATAAAATAGTACATAATTTTATAAAACCTTATATAGTAAAACAACTTTTTAAAATTTTATTTTTTTAACGATTATGTACTATTTTTATTACATAACAATTTTATTACCAAATAAATTTATATATTCATCTGTATTTTCAATATTTTTAAGTTTTTTTCTAAATAATTTTAATTCATCATTATAATTAAAATGAGTAATAGACATAAGCAGGTTAATATATAATTATAAATTAAAATCTATTAAACTAACTTATATTTATAATATAATTTATGAATATCATAAGCAGAATATCTTTTTGAAGGTTCAATAAATAAACATTTTGATATTATATTATATATATTAACAGTATCATTATTATCATTTATAATTAAATTATCATTTCTATATATTACATATACAAATGATATACCAAAACCATATATATCTATTTTATTTAATGTATTTTTTATTAATTTTCTAATATTATTAGAATTATAATATTCATTAAATAAATAAGTAAGTGCATTTTTGTATAATTTTTCATTATTATTATAACAATATTTAATAATAAAATTTAAAATATATGGTTGTAAATTATTTTCATAATCTTTCTTAAAATTTATAAAATCATATTCATAATTATTAAATATTTTATTATAAGCATATTTATATGCTATAAATTCAGGAGGATGATTAAAAGTAAAACCTTCAGTAAATATTTTTAAATTAGAAGTTTTTAGAAAATCTTTATATAATAATGATAAACCTAAATCTATAAATATTAATTTATTTTTTTTATTAACATATAATATATTATTATGTTTAATATCAAGATGTATAAAATGTAATTTATTGAATAATATAATACCTTTAATTAAGTTATATCCTAATTTAAACAATTTAATAAAATTATATTTTACTTTACCTAAATCAACACCATTATCATTAAATATAATTTGATATAATTCATCATAATTATCAAAATCGCATAATTTTAATAATTTATTATCAATATAATTATTATTAATGATAGCTGTTATAATATTTTTATTTATATAACAATAATCATAAAATGAAATACATGTTCTACCTTTATCATGTTTATAAATAAATTTCATATTTTTAAGTTCATCTAAAAAATCTTGTTTTTCTACAAATAATTTAGAAGGTTTTGATAACATATCATTAATATTTTTATTACATTTTAATGGTTTAGGTATAACGCAACCATATGTACCTTTTCCTAATATATCAATTTTAGATACACTTTTAATAGAGTTTTTAAATGTGTCACTATCATAAGCCGACATTAAAAGCTATTCTAATAAATATAATTTATTTAAATTCTAAAAAAATAAAATTTAAGATATATTTTAATAATTATAAACTACATATCATTATGATATAATAAATTTAATACAAATTTGATTATTTCGAGTTTTATAATAATTTATAATAATATCATTTCTTAATACTTGTTTTTTTATAACATTAATTTTAATATCTTCATAATTTCTTACAAATCTTTCAATTGCTAATAAAAACTCTTTAATAGATTTATAACTAATACCTTTATTATTTTTATAAAAATTATTATAGAATTTATCTTTTACAAACAATTTAGTCCAAATATTAATATCACAAATGATTTCATTTTTATTAAAAAACCCTACAATTATAGTATTTTGATTAGTATTTTCTATATTAAAATTATCATATATTTTAGGTATAACAAAAGTATCTATAATATTAGTCATATTTTCCATATTGTTTTTTAATTCAAAGAAAGAATATACTATATTATTATTAAAATTCTCTAAACAAGGTCTTACAACATCTCTAATTTTACCTCTTGTCGACCATTTAGGAGTACTATCTTCTAAATAAGGTATATGATTTTCCAAAGCATAATTAATAATATCTGATTTATTAATATCAAGTAATGGTCTCCAAAATAAAATATTATCAATATAAGATATTTTACTCATTCCAGATAAATTATCATAATTTTGTTTTTTTGTTATATTTGTAATTATATTTTCAAAACAGTCATCTCTATTATGTCCTAATACTATTAGAGCTTTATTATTATATAATTGCATAACTTGTTTATAAAAATTAAATCTAATATTTTTTGTAATTAATTCATATAAGTTTCTTAAACCATTATAATGACAATCATTTCTACTAATTTCATAAATAGTTCTATAATATAATTTAATATTTAGTGTCTGACAATAATATTTAACAAATTCTAATTCTTTTCCGCTTGTATCTCTATTATTATAATTAATATGCACAGCTATTAATGTTTTATTATATAATTTGCATAGATTATTTAATATATATAATGATATATTACTATCTACACCACCAGATAGTGATACAATAATATAATTAATATCCTTTAAATTATGAATAAATCTAATATCATCTTTAATATTATTATAATAATTAATATAATCTAATTCTAATATAAATTTTTTTATTAAAGTATCTTGTATAAAAGGTTTATAATTATCAAGTGGAATGTAATATAATATATCTTCAAAATTGTTAAATGATGATATATTATTATTTATATTATTATTATTAAATTGGAAATTTATAATATTTTTTGTAATATTTTTATAAATTTTATTAATCGTAGCACTAATATAATTTTTACAAGCACCTTTATCATCTTCATTACATGTATTATATTTATTAATAAAAAATTTAATAATATTTAAAATCATATCATAATCATTAATATGTCTATACGGTAAATATATAAAACAATAATCATATAATGTATATGTGTAATTATTAATATTATTAATTAATATACCAGAAATAGTTGTAGAAATTTTACTATAATTATTTACATCAATTTTATTTTTATTTATTCTATTATAATGTCTCGGTATCTGATCTAATAATATAATAAGTCCTATTAAAAATTCTTTGCAATCATTTATATTATATTTATAATTTAAAATAAATTCATATAATATATTATCAACATATTTATAATATTTATTAATTAAATAAATATCAGTTTCGTATATTTTATTAAACCAAAATGCTTTATTATTCATCCATTCATTATATAATTCTATAATTTTATTATATGTTTCACTATTTATAGTGTCAGACATGACTATTAATTATCTTACAATAATATTATTATAAATTATGTTTAAGTCGATTTTTGATATAAATATAACTTATATTATACATTATAATGATAACATAAAATAATGAAATGTTTTGGCTATAGAATTAAAATAGATATTGAAAAAAGTAATAAAATTATTATGGATGCTGGTAAAGATGTTAATAAAAATACTATAGATGTTTGTAAAGATAATAATATTACTGTTATTGATAATACAGATGTTAATCTTAAAAAATTAGATATTGATAATACTTTAGTTAAAACTAAAAAATATAAAAAGAAAAATATTCCAGCAACTGTGAAGAGACTTGTATGGAATAAATACATAGGAGAAGAAATCGGTAAGGCAAAATGCTTATGTTGTAATGTTACTGACATAACCCAATTATCATTTCATTGCGGTCATGTTATAGCTGAATCACAAGGTGGAGAAAACACAGTTGAAAATTTAAGACCCATATGTCAAAATTGCAACTCATCGATGTGTTCAAAAAATTTTTATGAATTTAAAAAGATGTTAGAAGATGGTTGAATACAAATTTTTTTTACTATTATTTCGTTTTACTTCAGATATCTATCGCAGTTTTTATAAAGTTCTCCTGATGTTTTTAATGTAGGCATAAAATATATTTGACATCTTTAGCATTTAGGATTAGGCATTATTGCGGGTATTTTTAGGTATATTATAATATCAATTTAACTATATATCAGTTTTTCATTATTAGAGCTCTGATATATTCGATGTTGATATTTGGTAAAACGGGACAAGATTCCCATAAATGATTTTTTAAATAAGTGTTAATTTTATATTCAGATGGGTACATATGCAATAGTCCTGCTTTTATATCAGTCATATATTTTCTATATTTTAATGGAATTAAATTAATACTATTTTTTGGTAAAACAACAAGCAACTGTACAATAGACGGTACATAATCACCTATTTTTTTTATTTCTTCTTGTTGATTTGCCTGTAAATAATTAGCAATATCTTTAATCGATGGAGGATAACTATAAGGATAGTACCATAAATGGTCTATATCAAATCTCTTATAATAATTATAAGTCCAATAAATTCCCTTAATGTAATTTTTACAAGCTGAATTAATAATAGAAGAGTCATTATTAATATTAGTATTAAATAAATATTTATAATAATTAAAACGCCACATAGATATATTCGAATATATAATTTTAGCAATAGGGTCTTTATTTTTTAGAGCATATAAATCGCTATTTAATTCTGTATTTTCGTATCTTTTTTTTATATAGTTTTCGGTTTCATTAAAAATTTCTTTATCTTCATTTTTAGCTAATTCTGTTATAATATCAGTTAAACATTTATAATTAATTTTATTATTAATAACGAGAAGACCATTAGTTGTTATTGATAATTTTGTAGAATTTATTAATTTTTCTAATCCATTTGATTTTAAATTTATTGTGAGAATATGTGGAATGAAATCGTTACCTAAAATAGAACAAATTGTACAATAACTTTCAATAATATTTTTTGCATTATTACTAAATATATCATCCTTAATAGATTGGTCTAAATTCCATTTATTAACTAATTCTGTAATAATAGCTTTACGAAGGGCTGTAATATTTAAATAAGAATAAGTGTTATCAATTTCTCTCATTAAATAAATATTTTTTTTATGAGACATAAGTGATAATATGATTAAATCTGCATCTAATCCATGTATAATAATTGATTCATCTATAACATTATTTAAAATATGAAATATTTTATGTTCGCCTTCTCCTACTTCATCACTACCGCTATATTGAAATTTAATAGAAGATGTATTATATCTAATTTTATTTTTAATGAAGTTATTTAAATCATTCATAAAATCCGTTCCAGGTGTAATAGCGTTTGTATCCCATAATGTATTAACATTATCTATTTTATTTCTAAAGACAGTTAAATATCTTCTTTTTCTTTGTTGAACCATTTTAGCAACAGGAGCAACTCCATCAACACATATTAATAAGTTTTTAGGTTTAATAAAATATAAATATTCATTTACTTTATCCCATAATTTTGTAATAATTAAATTTTCTTTTGGACCATTTTCTTTAACAATCGTAGCAGCAACAGGATGAATAATACCATTAAAATCCATAGCATAAAAATCAGGATTTAATGGTAATTGATTAATTATAATATCTTTATAAGTTTTTGTTAGATTATAAAAATAATAAGGAATTCCCATAATAAATATTATATTAATATTAATTAATAACAATATACTTATATAGAAAGTATCATTTTTTATATTTCATTAAATTAATGATTTATATATTTTTCTCTTTCTAATGTTATAGAGATAGTATTAAATAAATAGTGATGGTTAATATATCAGATGTTTTTATTGGTACACAACAATCAAAATTTGCTGCTTTTGCTATATTTTCAGCAATTATGGCTGTATGTCTATTTATATTATTTACAAGCACAGATATACCAATAAGTCAAAGATTTGTAATAGTATTCTTTGTTATAATGTTTAGTATCCCATCTATATTAATGACATTATTTGAATTAACTTGTATTGTAACTGGTGGAAATAAGAAACAATATTGGTGGTGTCATTGGTTTGCATGGATTGTAGCAGCTGTTATTATAGTATATTCTATTATAATTATAATATCAGTATTAGTTTCATTATTTACATATAATAATGCTATGGATAATATTGTAGAAACTGAAAAATCAAAAAGAGTAAGCAAAGATGATGCTAATAAATATGCACAAACTATAATGAAACAAGAAGATAAAAATGGAGGGGCTGAAAATGTTCAACCTCAAGTTGTAGCCTCATCTCCAGTACCAACACCTACACCCACACCTACTCCTACACAACCATCGATGACTGCACCAACATCTTCATCTTCTCAAATGTATGATGGATATCAAGCCGATAATAAATTCAGTTTTACTCCCAATGTTGTATCCGGTTCATCTTATCCTTCATCAACTATGTCAGGATGGGAACCAGTAAAAGAACAAGTACAAAAACCAGCAATATTAAATGGACCAGACATCTCACAATCCAATCCCAGTTCATTTCCCGAACCTTATGCTATGGATAATTATTCATCATTTTAAATTATATTATAATTTTTATTTTTATTATCATAATAAGATATATTATGTATAAAATCATTTAAGACTTTTTTATATATTAGAATATAATGTATAAATTTATAAAGAATAAATGAAAAAGAAAAAAGAAGAAGAAGTTAGTAGTGAAAAAAAACATTCATTTAAACCACAATCATGTCGAAATTGTGGTATAAATGGACATTTATATAAAGATTGTCCTCATCCTATTATGAGTTTTGGTTTAATATGTTATAAAGTTGAAAATAATGAAATTAAATATTTAATGATACAGCGTAAAGATAGTTTATCATTTATGGAATTTATAAGAGGTAAATATGATACTTATGATATATCTTATATTAAAAAATTAATATCGTGTATGACAAATGAAGAGCAAAATATGCTCGTTCAAAAATCTTTTGATGATATATGGAATTATGTTTGGTGTCAGACATCGAATACTATAAAACATACAAAAGAATATATAGAATCTAAACAAAAATTTGAAATACTTATTATAAATAATATACTTTCAAATATAATTAAAACGATGGATAATAATCAATTAGAACAAGAATGGGGATTTCCAAAAGGAAGAAAAAAATTAAGAGAAGAAGATGTTACATGTGCCGTAAGAGAATTTTGTGAAGAAACAAGATTAAATAGTACAGATATATCTTTACATAATGATATATTACCATTTGAAGAAATATTTTTTGGAACAAATAATATATTGTATAAACATTCATATTATGTAGCTAAATTAAATAATATAAATACAGATTTATTTGTAGATCCTAAATGTATAGAACAGGTAAGAGAAGTTAGATCATTAAAATGGTTTAAATATGAAGAAGTATTATCTCATATAAAAAAACATAATATAGAAAGAATGGAAATTATAAAACAAGCCAATAATAAAATATTGGAAATAGAAAGTAAAAAAGAAGATGTATAAATTAAATTATTTTTATATTTTATATAAATTATACTAATACTAAATAGAGAAGAAGATATTAATCTTAATGCCTTTATTAAAAAGACAATTAACACCAATTGATTGTCAAAAATGGAGAAAAAAAAAAGAAAAAAATCCTATTACTGGTTATAAAATAAGTCCAACAAGTATAATATATAAAGAAATAGAGAAAGAATGTAAAGATATAAAATCTCCAGAAAATTCAGATGATAATAAAGTAGTATCACCTGTAAAATATGTTAAAAATACATTACTTAAAAGAGAATTAAAATTAGAAGATTGTCAAAAATGGATAAATAATAAAACTAAAAATCCTATAACGAATTATACAATTAAAGAAAATACACCCCTTTATAATGAAATTAAAAATAAATGCGAAGTTATTTTAAAAACTAATAATAAAGACGATGATAAAATTGATAAAAAACCTAAAATAAATATAATTAATGATGATAAAGATATTAAAAAAGATAGTATTGTAATACCTGTTATTAATAAAAAAGATGATAATATAGATATTGATATTTCTGTAGAAAATGATAATAAACAATATTATCCTGATATAAATGATGATAACTTTAAAGAAAATATATCAAATATAAAAGAATTTAATATACATAAAATATTAAAATATGATAATATAAAAAATATAGACGAATTTATATCAAAATCTAATAAAACTTGTGGGTCTTTTGAAAAAGCTTTATATCAATATTTAATGGGACATTATATATCATCAAGAACACCCTATAAAAGTTTATTAATGTATCACGCTGTTGGTGTAGGTAAAACTTGTTCGGCTATAACAATATCGGAATCATTTTTAATACCACATTCAATATATGATGAACCAAAAATATGGGTTGTTATGCCTGTTGCTTTAAAAAATAGTTTTAAAGAACAAATATTTGATATGACAAAAATACAAAATTTAAATACATTATCTAAACAATGTACAGGTGAATTATATTCTAAATTATTACATATAAGTAAAGATATAAAAAAAAATAATAATGATAAGATAGCATTAAAATTAAAGAAATTAATTAAATCAAGATATAAAATATTTACATATGATTCATTTGCTACATTTTTAGAAACAGAATATATATCAAAAAATTTAAATGTTAAAGATAAAGTTATTATAATAGATGAGGCACATAATATAAGAAGTAGTGATAATATAAATAAACGAGTTTATACAATTTTATCAAATGTACTAAAGGATGGAATTAATAATAGACTTGTATTATTATCAGCAACACCTATGTACAATGAACCAAGTGATATTTTTGATTTATTATATTTACTTTTAATTAATGATAAAAGAGAAGATTTATTAAATATACCATATCCTAAAATATTTAATGATAAGAATGAAATTAATAAAAATGTTTTAACTTTATTAAAACAATTATCAAGCAATTATATATCATACTTAAGAGGTAAAAATCCATTTTCATTTGCTTTAAAATTATCACCAAAAGATAGTGGTATAAAAATATTAGATAAAATAATACCAAATGATAATAATGGTAATCCAATACCGAAAAATGATAGTGATTGGCTTATTAAGATAAAAGATGGAATAGTACCAGCAAATATAGGTGAAAAGCAATTAAAATTTGTTAATAATTTAAAAGATATAGATGAAAGTAATGTTTTTAATCATTTACAACCTATGAATATAGTATATGATGATGATATTGGCGAAAAAGGATTTTTTAAAATATTTACAAGAATAAATGATAAAGAACCAATTAATGTTAAATATAATAAAAAATATAATAATATGCTATTTCCATCTGAAGAACATTTAGCTAAATGTTCTGGTAAATTTTTAAATATATGTAATATTATAAAAAAAACAAAAGGAGTTATTGTAATATATTCAAGATATATATGGTCTGGTATATTACCATTAGCAATTTGTTTAGAACATATGGGTTTTAATAGAGAAGGTACTACTAATTTTTTAAACGAGCCAACATTTATAAATGATTTACCAAAATATGATAATATTAAAATACCTAAATATTGTATATTATCAAGTGATAATAATGAGGTTATGGGTAATACTAAAATAGATGGTTTATTAAAATTAATCAATAGTCCAAAAAATATTGATGGTTCTGTTATTAAAGTTATATTAATGACGCCGGTAGCAGGCGAAGGTTTAAGTTTTTATAATATTAGAGAAATGCATTTAATTGAGCCTTGGTATCATTTTAATCGCGTAGATCAGGTTATAGGTAGAGGTATAAGAAATTGTAGTCATCAAGATTTACCTATAAATGAAAAAAATGTTACTGTATTTATGCATGCTTGTATAGATAATTATATAAATGAAACTCCTGATATACATGCGTTTAGAATAGCATCAAGAAAATTAAATCAAAGTGATAAGATTGATGAAATAATTAGAGATAATTCTTTAGACTGTATTTTAATGAAAAATATAAATTATTTTCCAAAGAGTTTATTTGAATTAGGAAAAATAATATTAAATACATCTCAAAATAAAAAAATAGAATACTTATTGGGAGATGATGAAATATTAGAACCTAAATGTATTGATAATAAAAAAAAATTAGACGAAAGAGGTTTTAGAAAAGAAACATTTAAACATTTAATACCAAGTATAAAAAATATTTTACGAAATTTAATATTAAATAAATTACATAATGGGGAAAGATTTATAGAAATTAAATATATATTAGATAATATACAATTTGATAAAGAAATAATAATAGAAGGTATAAATAGTTCAGTATATCCTAATATTTTAATAGATGGTTATATATTATTACCACATAAAGAAGGATTGCATATAATTAATATAGTTAAAGAAAATCCTAAGAATATTAGAATAATAAATAGTATAAAACAACAAGATAATATAGATAATAAAAGTGTTGATAATAAATTTCCATCAAATGAAGATGTTATGATGAAAAAAATTAATAAATTAAATAAAGATAATAATATAGTATCAACAATCGCATTATATTCATCTATTGTAGATTCAAATACTTGGACATTATTAGCAAAAAAATTAATAGAATTAACTGATTTAGATGAAACAAATGAATATATTGTTAAATTATTATATAATCAAGGTGCTTTAATATTAAATAAAGAATTACAATCATTTAAAAATGATAAATCAAAAATAATAGGATATATTGATATATTTAATATAGATAAATTTGATGCTGTTATATATATTAATAATAAATATAGAGATTTAACTGATAGAGAATTAAAAGAATTATTATCTGTAAGAATTGAAAAGAAAATACCTGATATGTCAAAAGAAACAATAGATTGGGGATTAATATCACCTGTATTTAATAAAGATGATAAAAATACTGTAAATATATTTAAATTATTAACAGCGGGTGTAAGTGTTGGTAAAAAAACAGGAATAGTATGTACTTCATTAAAGAAAAATAATCATGTAGATATTCTAAAAAAAATGGGTATTACTGATGATTTTAATACAAAAATAGGTTTTTGTAATGCTATTGCTAAAGAATTATTTAAAATAGATAGATTGACAATTTATCCAATATATAAACCTACAATACCATTTTAAATAGTAATAGTATCTAATTTTTTATCTTTATAAAATGTATATTCTTTATTTTTATATATAATATTTTTTTGTATAAGGAATGATATAAATATTACTATATGTTGGTTCCAACTATCTTTTGTAATAGCAGCCAATATTTCAGAAGATTTTTTCACACCAAATAATTTAATTTTATTTTTTTGAGTAATAAATTCAATTAATTTAGATTTTATATAGTCTTTAATAACAGGATTTGTATTAGTATATAAAGCTATAATATCTAAAGGTGATTTAATATCTTCTTTTTTATTTTTTTCTTTATTTTTTTTATTAGGTTTAGTAGTATCATCATTTGAAGTTTCTGTATTATTTTCGTTTTTTTTGCTGTATTTTCTTTTAGGTTTTACTTCTTCTTTTACATCAATATTATAACTTATTTCATTATTAGTATTATTTTGTAATTCTATTATTTCATTAATGGTTTCATTTATAGGTTCATTTATAGGTTCATTTATAGGTTCTTTGTCATTATCAATAGTATTTTCAATTAGTTCATTTGATTTATTTTTTGGAACATATTGTGTATATTTATTATATAAATATTCATTATCATAAGTCCATAGTAAATCAGTAGAATTAATATTATTAGGTATATCTTGCAATAAAAGATCCATTATAGTAATATTATAATATAATATGTGTCATTTTTTTATATAAATAAAAAAAATAAAATATTTTTATATAATTATGATATATAATATATAGAGTTATAATAAATATTCTTCGTGTGTTAATTTATTTTCATCATTATTATTTGTTGTAATAATATTTTGTTTTAAATATTTCTTTTTTAATAAATAAAATTTCATACTTGATGAAGTTTTTTGTTTAAGAGATAAATTATTTATACTAATTTGGTTAGAATTAGTAGTTTGTTGTTGTATTGGCTTATTATCATTTATTGTTTCTTCATGTCTTTCTTTATTAGAATTATTGATACTATCAGTTAATAAATTTCTCATAATTTCATATTTATTTATTTCTTTTTGAGATTTTAGACAAAAATTAATATAATTATCAATTTGTATTATAATATCATCATCTAACCAATTTAAATTTATAAATATACCATTATTATTTTTGGTATAATTAGTTTTATTTTTATGTAATATTTTAAATAATTCATCTATTTCATTAGCACTTAAATTTGATATATTGGCTTTTATATTTTTACAAACTTCTATTTTATTAAACATCATAATTATCTTTATATATAATATTATATATATAATTTTTATATTATTTTTTTTTAATTTATTTATTCTACATCAAAATCATCAATTTCAGCATCATCTAATTCTAAATCTTCAAATTCATCTATATCTCCATTATCTAAAATTTCATCAGCATCTTCATCGTCATTATCTTCTTCATCTTCTTCATCTTCTTCAACTTCTTCTTCATTTTCATCAACAGTTTCATCTTCTATACCATCAATTTTAGATAATTTAGAAATATCATCATCGTCAATAATTAATAAGTCTTCATCTGCTAATACTGTACTTTCTTTATCTTCTTTATCATCTTGGTCTTCAATAATATCAGATTTAATTTTTTCTTCATTATTTTTAATAACTTTACCAATAATAGAAATTGTTTTAATAAATAATTGATGTCTTTTACCACAAACCTCTATATTAATTTCTTCGCCAATATTAATTTTATCAATATTAACTTCTGATTGAATACCGGCAGATATTTTTGGGACAACAATTTCTAAAATAGGGATATTTTCATAAAATGCTTCAGCTAATAAACCAAGATCGTTTTTAGCTTTTACTCTACATTTTATAATAGAGCCTTTAGCAGGATTGCAAATTTCAGCAATACATTGTAATTCAAATATAATATTACCATTAAAGTGTTGTTTTTTATATTGACCAATAGATCTTTTAATAATTTTAATACTATTATTTTTAATATAACCATGTCGAGAACACATATTTTCAAGATTATTTTTTAATTTTTTTAAAATAGTTTCTTCAAAATTTATTGACATTTCGCTTGGTGATAATTGTACTGATGAACGAAATTTAATAGGCATAAATAATTCTGAAGACATATTAAAATATGACCCAACTCTATTTACAATAGAATATCATTTTTTTCTTTATATATTTGTTTATAAATATATATTATGAAATATAATCATAAAAATAAATTATATAAAATATAAAAAAATGATTAAATATATAAATATTTGTTATATTATATAAATAGGAATAATGGAAATATCAAGAGACTCTGTCATATTCTCAATTATAGAAAAACAAGGAGATTTAATTAAAGAGAATGACAATAATTGGGTTATTGATATTTACAATGAGGATACCATATGGACTGAATTAGAATTTAAAAATTTTACAAGTGTTATGAGATCATTAAATTTTGAAGAAGATATCAGTAAGCAATATTTAGAAGTATCTGTTGGTGAAAATATATTAAAAATAAATAATACACCTAATATTACAAAATATTGTTTAACAGATACACATAAAAATTTACAACATGAATGGCTAAGAAAAAAAGAATATACTTCTGATATTATACAAAATTTATTTGATGCAACTATTAAAATGAGTGTATATAACATTACAGAAAATTCAGAACCAGATAAATGGGAAGAAATGAGAAAAAAATATAAATTATTTACAACAATTTCATATAAAGATACTTTAAATGATGTTATTTATAAAGTTAATATAGTTAAAGATAATGATGATGATTTTTATTCATTAAAACAATCGGGTATTATACGAGAAAATCAAAAATATGAATTTCAACTTATAATTAATAATAAAGATGTAGCTTTACAATCTATTATAAGAGCTATTCAATCTATTACTTTATCTACATTAATATTATCAAAACCACAACAAGCAAATATTGTAGAACAATATTATAAATTAATTAAAGATGATGTATTTATTAATATTTATAATAAAAATAAAGGTGAAGTACCATTATTAACACCAAAGCCTGTTACATTAGAAAGAGCTAATATGATTGATCCATCAGAATATGGTTCAGTAAGTATATTATCAGAATATACAGTAACTGAAAAAGCAGATGGTGAAAGATTATTAATGTATATTAATAATGAAGGAAAAGTTTATTTAATTAATAATACATTTATGGTACAAGATACAGGTATTAAAGCAAGCAAGGAAGCTTATAATAGTTTAATTGATGGAGAATATATAGCTTGTAATAAAAGATTAGATATATCAAATAAAAGTTTATTTGCTGCATTTGATATTTATTATATGAATGGTAAGAAAGTTACAAGTCTTCCATTAATAGATAAAAAAGAATGTAGATATGAAATATTAAAAAATATAGAAAAAATGTTAAATGATAAAACGAATGAAGCAGTAGTTAATTTTATAGTAAAAACACATTATTATAGCGATACCATATTAAAAGACTGTAAGAATATTTTAGAAAATACAAAAAAATATCCTTATGAAGTAGATGGTTTAATTTTCACACCAGCCAAATTAGCAGTTTATTCATATTATGTTAATAAACCAGTTCAAATTACAGATAATATGAAATGGGATAGAGTATTTAAATGGAAACCAGTAGAACAAAACACTATTGATTTTCTTGTTCAGGAAGGTAATGATTTAATGATTAATGGACAAAAATATAAAGAACTTAAATTATATGTAGGATATAATGCTTCACAATGGGAAGAAATATCACCTATGGAAGGAGTTAAAATTAGATATGATAAAGAAACAGCAAATAAATATAAATTACAAAGAAATTCATATATACCAAAACTATTTAAACCAACAATTTATTATTCACAAGGTGTTGAAAAAGCATATATTAAAGTTAATACAAAAGGTGAAATGCGTGCTGATAATGGAGATATGATTAGTGGTGAAAGTATTGTAGAATTTAAATATATATTAGATGAAAGTATCCCAATAAGTAATAGATGGGTACCATTACGTGTAAGAGAAGATAAAACGAGAATTTTTAAGCAAGGAAAATTAAGTAAAACAGCTAACGAATTAGGTGTAGCTATTAATATTTGGCGTTCAATTCATTTGCCAGTTACAAAAGCTATGATTATGGGTAATGAACCAGTATTTTCCAAAGAAGCACCAGATGATATTGAAGAAAGATTATTAGAAACTGATGATATTTATTATTCGAGAGATATTCCTCGTGATTCTTTATTATCAGTTAGTATGTTGAATTTCCATAATCAAGGTATTAAAAGAGATTTATATATGAAAACACCAAAAAGAGGTACATTATTAGAATTGGCATGTGGTGAATTTGGTGATATGAATAGATTTTTAGATGCTGGTTATAATTTCGTATTAGGTGTAGATTTAGTTAAAAAGAATATTATTAATCCAAGAAGTGGTGCATGGAGTAGAATTATTAAGAGATTTAATCAATATAGAAGAAAAGTTGAGGGTGTTGATAAAATTAAATATACTGATATGGTAGCTGTTACTGGTGATTGTGCTGTTAATCTTAAAGATGGTAGTGCAGCAAATGTATTAGAAGATAAAGAAAGTGAATATATTTTAAGAGTTGTTCTAAATAGACAAGGAAGTGTTCCATCACATTTGAAATATATTGCTGGTAAAGGTGCAGCAGGATTTGATACTGTATCATGTCAATTTGCTATACATTATTTCTTTCAAAGTGAAGAAAAATTAGATGGATTTTTAAGTAATGTTTCTATGAATTTAAGAAAAGATGGAATGTTTATATGTACTTTTATGGATGGAAAAAAAGTAGAAGAAGAAATAAATAATAATGGTGGTGATATGGTAGAAGGTAGAAAGAATTTATCTAAAGATGATATTATAAATAGTGTTCCTGTATGGGCGATTATTAGAAGATATAATAAAGATAGTGATACTATTTATGGTAAGAAAATTGATGTATATATTGAAAATACACAAAAATTTATTCCTGAATTTATGGTAAATTATGAAGGATTAGTAGAAAAAGCTAAAACATTTAATTTAGAATTATATGAGACAGAGATGTTTGGAGAAAGTTTTAATAAAATTAAATCAATTATACCTGATAATGATGAAACAAAAATGAATTTACACGAACATATTGCTTTATTAGATAAAGACGAAATACAGAAAAGATTTAGTTTCTTAAATAGATGGGTAATATTTAAGAAAAAATAAAAAATATTATTAGATAGTGTGGTATTTTTATTAAAATTTAGTTAAAAAATTCATTATTTTATTTAATTTATTTAGTTTTATATTAGGTGTTTTTAATTCTTTCTTATATAATAACAATCGTTTATAATTTTTATTTTTTTTATCAACATTTTTTAATATACCATTTATAGTTATATTTATAGATTGTAAATAATTTTTACGACAATTTTTATATATACATTCCATACTTTTTTTATATTTTAATGTATGTATTATTGCTTTATTCATTTTTTCTATTTTATTATTAAATTTCTTTATTTTTATTTGATTAGATTTTTTTGTAGAATTTTCATATAACTTATCTAATACAGGTTTCATTTTATTTATATATTTTTCTTTTCTTTTCATTATTTTTACAAATTCAATATCGATTGCTATAATTTCTTTATAACATTTATTTAATTTACATTTCATAAAATTATTTAGTTGAATAGCATTATTTTTTAACGACATTATTATAATAATCTATTATTTTAGAATATTTTATTATTAAGATAATAGATTATTAAGAATAGTGAAACACATACTACTTCTTTGATTGATTTCATAACCTGTATTTGTAGCGAAGAATTGAATTAATGTTTTGATATTTTTAATATTATTGGATTGACATAGATAATAATATACATTTTGAGAAGTAATAATAGCATCAGTATAAATAGAAGTTTGTTGATGTCTTAATTGTGCAAGATGAAATTGTAGAATTGGTGGTAGTTGTTTATCAAGTTCCTTGTTCATCTTAAATCTCTTATATTTAGGATAATAATTAGTAGTAGCAATATAGAGATTATATAAAATATCTTTAATAGTACTGATTGTTGTATGAACTAAATAAGTTGGATCAATACTATTACCATAATTATCAATTGGATATTCAATATTTGGTGCATAATAATTTAAATAATCATTAATTTTATAATCATTTCTATTTTTCATATATACCATTACAATATTATACCAAATATTAGGATTACAAGGATCAGTATCTTCTCTAAAATGAATTCTATCCGTTGAAATTTTATAAAGTTTAACACCTTCTTCTGTTAATTTCTTAATAATAATACCATAACAATTAGAATTTACATTATTAATATATGTAATTGCTTCCATAGGATTATTGAATTTATTAGGATATCTAATACCAATAGTTTCAAATGGTTTATTTTCAATATTTTCTTCTACAAGTGTAATTCTATTCTTTGTATTAACATGATAAAGAGCTTTATATTCTGGACCTAATTCATTTGTATAATCGATAATATGAGAATTTTCATAATGTACTAATACAAATTCATAAGCCATCATTGGATTAAGATTTGATGTGAATAATTCTCTTAATCTTTTAGATACAACTCCCTTATTTTCTAATTCTTCTTGTGTTAAATATTTACCATATATTTCCATAAGTACTTCATCAAACATATTTCCGTGTTTTTTAACAGGGTGTGAAAATCTTGAACTATTCGCATCAGGGCAACTTGTAGTACCAAATAGCCACTGATTATTATAATTATAAACAGAAATCATCGTCCCATCATATGTTTCATAACAAATATCAGTATCATTAGCAGAACCATTACTAATATATTCCTTATCAGTAATTCTTGTAGGAATACTATTAGCATATGTAACTACAATATTATTACCACAACTTAATGTAAAATCTAATACAACACTTCTACATTGTTCATAAAGTTGTTTATATGAACCCGTATCATTTCTTTTATATGTATTATGAAGAAGAACAAGATTTGGATTACCCTTGTATTTCTTAATTTGCATAGAAGGCCAGAAATGATATTTTTTTAGAAGACTTAGAAGACAATTACTATATGTTTCTTCTCCATTTTTTAAATTATATTCGCTATAAGTTTCCTCAATAAGTTTATATAAATTTTCAGGAGGATTTAATTGTGGTGTTTGTTTAATATTATTATCAACATTCATATTATTAGAATTAGACATTAAATATAATTGGAAATTTTGAGTATAATAACTGGTATATATATTGTATATAAATCTTATATCATTTTTTTATTATATTAGATATGATTTATTTTATTTTTTATTTTTTTTAATTTTAGAAACATCAATATTTTTATCAAACCATTCTTGTCCTACTTTTTTAGATGCTTCTTCTGATGACATTTTATTATTAATAATATTATCTCGCATATCTAAAAAATAATTTAATGTTTCATAATTAAAATCATCTTTAATACACATATCAAATAAAAAGGGATATCTTTCAACAAAGAAACTTTCAGTTAATTTTAAATATTCTATTTTTTGTTCTAATGTATTATTATTAGGGTTTTTTAAATATTGTCTTATTGATTTAATTTTTTCTCTTATTTCATTAGTTGATAAACCATCTTCTACGAAATCTTTTTTATCCATTATATATAATTTAAAATATTTATAATCTTTATATATAAATAAAAATAAAATATATATTGGTAATAGATATATAATGAGAGAATTAGATTATTCTTTTATAGATTTTAAACATAATATACCTACTCCACCACCTGAATCAATAAAAAATGCTGGATTATATACCGGTGAAAGTTTTTCAAAAAAACCATGGGGGAATGATTATAGTGTTCCTAATCCAAAACCTAATGCTGAAGATTTTGCAGCAAGATTTTATGCTAAACATCACATACCATCACAATCAAGACCTGGAAATAATTATATAAATACAGAATTATTTAAATACTATGATAATGAAAATTATAATTTTAAATGTTTTGTGTAATTCATATTATAAAAAATAAAAAAAAATGATAATATTTTTAATTATTTTTATATAATCAATGTCATCAAAGACTAAATCAAAGAATCAAGAATATCTAAATAAATGGTTAAAATCGGGTAAAAATATACCGAAATGTATAAATATAGGTTGTGATAAACCTGTAGCAATTAGACATTGGTCTGCTCAAGGAGATCCATCATTAAAAACTGAATGTTGTATATGTAGTAAAGCACGTATAAATGGAAAAAAAATAGATGGAATTATATTTCATAAAAAAAATTATTGTGAAAATAAAGATGGTATTTTAGGATTTAAGTGTCCTATAGATCAAACAAGATATAGTGAATTTCCAACAGATATTTATGATATGGATCATAAAGATGGAGATCATCATAATAATACTATTGATAATTTAATTACAATATGTAAAATATGTCATACAATAAAGGGAAAAAATTGTGATGATTTTAACTCTCGAAAAAAATCATCAAGAATATATAAAAATAATATTGATGAAATTACAAATAAAATAAAAGAAGTTATAATATTATAATATTTTATACACTTGTTCTGCTAAATATTTTTTAGATAAATCTCTTTTTATTTCTGGATTGTTTTTTTTTACTATATCATATAATAATTTTTTAGGATTTTTCATCAATTTTATTATTGCTTCATCATTTGTTAAATTTTCATAATCTTTTTTATTTATTTCAATTGATTTTTTAAAATCAATGGGGATTATATTAATTATATCTTTTTTAAACAAATCGATATAATCTTTATGTATTTCAAATCCTATACATTTTCTATTATATTTTTTACAAGATAATGCAGTAGTTCCCGAACCAAAGAATGGATCTAATATTGTATCTCCAACATATGAATAATAACTAATTATTTTATCTGTTAATTCCATAGGATATGGTGCCGGATGCATAGAATTAGTTTTAGGATTTATTTTCCATACATTACTTCTTTCATAATTATCTACAACTTTACTATTAATAGCATCTAAACTACTATAACTCCTGACAATTTTATCAATTAAAAATCCACTTGGTTTTTTAAATACAAATATATATTCATTAACAACATTAGGTTTATATGCAACAGGTTGTCTATGTTGATAAAATCCTCCATTTCTATTTTTTGCTGCACCTTCTGGTTTTAACCATATTATATCCTCTAAAAATTCCCAGCCAATTTTTTCCATAATTGAAACAAAGTGAAATGATAACGGAATACGCTTACTTTCACAACTTCTATTCTCTCTTTCAATTAAAATATTACTTATATTTACAATACATAATCTACCATTTTTTGTTAATTTTAATATTTTTGTAAATATATTTTCTAAAAAATCTAAATATTTTTTATAATTTTCATAAACAATATAATCTTTAACATTAAAATAAGGTGGTGATGTTACAGTAAGTTCTAATTCTTTATTATCATTTATAAGTTTATCTAAACCTATTAAACAATCACAATTATAAATACTAATTGTATTATCTTTATAATATTCTTCTATTTGTGATGAAGAAGTATTCATATATTATTTATATATCTTAATATAATAAATTATAATATCATTTTTTTTATTATTATAAATCTAAAAAATAATAATTTACATAAAATACAAGATATTTACAATTTAATATTAAGCAACTTCTAAACTTTTATCAGTTTGTGTAATATTAAGATTTTCATTACACATTTTTAATAAATCCGGTTTTCTAATTATTTTTTCATTTTTAATTAAAATATTACAGATATATTTATAAGCATCATCAACCTGTTCGAAAGCAATAGCACCTGTGATTAAAATACTACCACTTTCAAATATAGCAATTGTAACTTTCTTACAATTATTTAAGGTTGTTCCATTTCCTTTACCAAAACAATGACTATCGCAACAACAAATACCATTTTTATTTTTATTATGTAAATTCCAGAAATATTCTAATTTAACTCCTTGATAAATTCCAGGCTGAAAACTACATTTATTATTATATTCTTCGCTAATAAGAAGTTTATGTAATTCCTTTCTGCGAATATGATATTGTTCTTTATATTCTTTATCTGTAAATACTTTAAAATCAGTATTAATCATTCTAATTTTAAAATTTTGATATTTTAAATTATTAAGATCATCTGGATTATGAAGAATTTTATTATTAATTATAAATATTCTTTTAATCTCATTAATAATACTATCCACAATAATATTAGTATCTTCATAATTTCTAATACCTGTTAATTGAATATTACCATTTTTAAATATTTTAACATTAGGCATATAACAATCAGCCATCTTATATATTACTGTAATTTGATTATCAAATCTATTTTTTTTAGTAGTATCTTTCTTTGACTTTCTTTTTTTCTTTGGATAAATACCTTTAGAATTATCTAAATTTTCTTTTAGATATTGTATCCATATAAAAGAATTATTATCTTGTTTAATATTTATATGTTCAAATAATATAGATAAATCGACATTTATATTATTACCTATATCCGCATTGCATGTAATCGTAGAAACTCGATATGGCGTACAATAAACTTCTACCATTATTTACGATATTCTTATATATATTTATTCTTTAAATAGAATTTATCATTTTTTTATTATTCAGTAATAATTAAATTTAATTTTGAATCAATAGTGTTTTTATTTATATATTTCTTTTTAGGAACATTTTTATTATCACTTAAATCTGTGGCTTTTGAAATATATGACGTATTTATACAATCTATACCAGTTGCAATAGATATCATAGGAGGTATATTTAATAAATAAGTTTTGTCATTATTTAAATGGACTTTTCTAAATTCTTCAATTGTTAAATCACCATTAAACATTTTTAATAAATACCTTGATGGTGCTGGTCTAATTGGATTTAAATAACCATATCTTTTACCTAAAATTTGTATCCAACTATTTATTTCCCATACTTTATCACTACCACAATGAACTGAAAAATTATATGCATTCGCACATTGTAAAGAACAAAAAGATCCATATATTAAATAAGTATCATTTACACTATCATAATTATAAGGCATTCCATATATTGTATTGTTTATAGGATGACAACACCAATAACAACATAAACCGTTATGTTTATGATCGCATTTTTCAGTATCATTATTATTAATAATTTTTTGATTTGTATTTGAAATATTTTCACATTTATTTATAAAATATGAATTAGTTTCATATGGTTTTGGTAAAGAAGTGTCTGATACACTTGTATCATTATTTATTAAATTATTTATTTTTTGTTGTGATAAAGGTAATTGTAATATAATATGTTCTTCATCATTTATATTATTATTAATCATAGTATTTATTAAATTTTTTTTATTTTTTTTAACAGTATCTTTTTTATCTTCTGGATTACTTTTTTTTCTCGGCATTTTAAATTACAAAAATTTATTTCTTATATACTTTATATGCTTATATACTTAAGTATTTTTATCGAAAATATTTTTAGCATTATATAACATATTTAGTAAATTTTCTTGTATTGTTGTTGATAACTCTATTGTATTTTCTTTAAATATAGATGGATCATCATTATATACTGTTTTTATACATTTTAATTTCATTTCTTTAATTTCTTTATGTAATGATCTTATTGTTTCAATCAAATAAAATAATAAAAATCCAGCAACTACTAATACTATTAATAATGTTAAATCCATAATATTCTCTTTTATATCTCTATTTATAAGTTAGTATAATATACATCTAATAATTGTGTAATTTTATTCTACAAAACCAATTTTGTTTTTCCCAATAAATAGTATATGATATTGGTAATAATTCTTTTAAATCCATAAACATTTTATTAAATGTATCGTAATTATGAATATAATAAAATCTTTTAATTATATTTTGTTTATATTTCCAATCTACATAATTTGGTCCTAATATAAAATCTCTATAATCATTTTTATTTTTTTCATAAAATACACTATCTACTGTATATTCTAATATATTTTGTTTTTCAATAGACCATACAGATAATAACAATTCTCCATTATTATATAAACAATTTATCATATTAATTATTGCAATTTTTTGTAATTCAATAGTTTCTAAATGATGTATTACAGCAATACAAATAATTTTATTAAATTTACCAAAATCGGTATCTTTTAATTCTAATACATCTTTTTTATAAATATTTAAACCTTTATTTATACCAATATTAATTAAATTATTTGAAATATCAGTACCAATACAATCATATCCTAAATTTTTTGCATAAATATAATTTTTAGAATTACCAGTTCCAACATCTAATAATTTTTTATTATCATCTTCAATAACAAGAAATTCTTTAACTTTATTCCAAATTCTGACACGAGATATATCAAATTCTTTTGAAATTAAATCATATAAATCTTCTATATTCTTATTATGATCTTTATATTTTATTTCATTTATAGTTAATATTGATGTCATATTTATATTTAAAATTAAAATATTATTAAATCATTTTTTCTATTATGTATAAAGAAAAATTGATATATAAAATATAACAATTGATATATAAAAAATTTATATGGAGTATATAAATGATATTGAATTATTGGTAAAAAATTATATGGAAAAATATGATACATCACATAATTATAATCATGTTATTAGAGTTAAAAATACAGCAATAAAAATAGCTAATAGTGAAAATTTAAATGAAAAAGATACATTTGAAGTAATATTAGGAGCTTTATTTCACGACGTAGGAGATTCAAAATATACAAATGATATTAAAGAACAAGAAAAAATAATAAGAGAGTTTTTAAATAATAAAATAGAACCAGATGTTATAGATAATATAGTATATATATCAGGTAATATATCATTAAGTAAAGAAATATCACATCAAAATACTAATATATACACGAAAGATTTTATTGATAAAAATAAAATAAAATTATATTGTGTTCAAGATGCTGATAGAATTGATTCGTTAGGTTCAATTGGTATAGCAAGATACTTTATATATGGTGTAATAAAGAAAAATAATAATATAGAAGATACTATATTAGAATTACAAAATAGAACAGATATATTATTAAAATATATTAAAACATCATTAGGAAAACAATTAGCAAACGAAAAATATAAAATAATAAAATTATTTATCGATGATTTTAATAATACAACCTAAATTAAGCAAATTTCATACCACCCATACCACCTGTAATAACATATACATTATATTGTACTGAATATACATTTATTAAATAATCAAAATTATATGTATTTTTATTCATACTTATTAATCTTTTATTAATATCTTCGTTATTATGATCTCCATTTGTATATATTAATAATGATGTACTTACAAGAGAAGCATTATAAGAACCTGTTGGATAATCCTTATCTGGAAATAATGCAAATGAATAACAATATATACCTTGTTTTGGTACTGAAGAATGATGTTGATATGGTTGTATTAAATTAAAATAATCGGCATTTCTTTCTTCTACTCTATTATTAGTTTTATTCCATATAATAGATGCTTTATTCATAGGTTTATATAATTTATTTTCAGGTATTGATGATGTGTAATTAGTAGCTGTATTAAATTTATAATAATCGTCTCTTTTTATAGTCCAAATAATTTCTTTTGTTATTTTATGATTATTTAAATCAATAGTAACACTGGAATCTGTTAATGCTGGTGTTCTTATTGCTGTACCATATTCAATTTGTTCTACTAAATATTCGGTTGTTGGAGTATTAATCATCATATTTCTTTCATCATTATTTATAAATATATAATTAGCTTCGATATAAGGATAAATATTAATATTTTTTACAAATGTATTAATATTTATATTATCATTATATAATTCATTATAATATAATGGACTAATATATCTTTCTAATTCTTCAGAATAAACTTGGTATAAATTTTCACTTATTTCAGGTTCTAAATTAATATATACATCACTATATTGTAGTTTTAAAAGAGGTAAAGATAATGATGGATTTTTAGAAAACCAAAAATTTAAAGGAATTATAATTTGCTTACTTGGTATTGAAGGTATATTAGAACTTTTATCAGAGTATGGATAATACGTATATATAAATCTATTATTTCTAATTCCTATTAATGGTTTATTCATAGTAGGATTTATAATTTCATTAACATTTCCAGATAAAATATCATAATTATCTTTATCAGTTTCAGAATTTAATTGATTTTTTATAGTTATATATTCACCTGTTAATGTATCAATAATAGAACCACCGACCGAAACAGTAATTTTTTTTATATATAAACTTCCTATATTTTCTACCCACCTAAATTTATATTTATCTGATGAATAAACTTCAGGTAATGTAAAACATAAATATAAATCTTTAACCAAATCACCGTACCTCAGTATTTTACAAAAATATCCGCCAGATAAAGTAGTAGGTGATAATATAGGATTAATATCAAATGTTAATTGAATACTTTCCATAGAAAAATTACTATGTTTTTTATAAGCATATTTAAAAAAACTAATATCAGGATTTACATTTATATATTCATCTTGTTGTCCTGTTGTAACTAATTGTAATAAACCACCTGTCATTATTTTATATAAATTATATCAATCTAATAATATTATATAAAATTCTCTTATATTATTGTGCTTTGTTATATAAATTTTATTTATAATAAAATATACAAAAAATATTTACACCTTAAAGATTTAAAATGGCACAATTTGTTATGAAAATGATATAATAATTTAACTTATTATATAAGTGTTGAGAAATTAGTAATGGGACAGATTAAGTTCGTGACTGTGAATTTCTTGATGAAGCCAAAACGCATGTAGGTGTATTCTGCTGCATATTAACCGTTTCAGGACAGTTGCACGACTGAGAATGATGCTTGTTCGGATTATTTAATTATAATCTCCTCCAACCCAAAATTTACATAGTCATGAGCAATAACTAACAACGAAGATTTATTTTTGTTTGTGTCATTTTAAATCTTCGTTGGTGTAAAATATTTAAAATGGTTTAGGTCCATCTTTTAATGCCGCAGACATATTATATAATGCTGGATCATTATTACTAATACTTGGAATTGTAGCAGAACCTTTTGTAAATCCTTTCTTATATAATAATTCTATTTCATCTGGTCCAACAGCATAATTAAAATAAGTTAAATCGGCCATCATAAGAGAAGAATCTGTAGTAATAGTATCATCATCATTATATATTTTTTTTGGATTTATATATAATGGTCCTTTATTATGTCTCATAGCGGCTGAACTTGTTGCTAATGAATCATAAGGTGATTCAACAATTCTATCTAACATTAGTATTCCGTTAATATACATTTTACAAGTTGTCTTATTTTTGTATAAAATATCATTATTTGGATTAATTTCTTGTAATATTACTGTAACCATAAACCATTTTTTATCATAAGTACTATCAATATTATAAATACCTAATAATCCTTTATTTCTATCAAACCATCCTCCAGAACATTCAACACCAATTTCAGTTTTACCACCTTCATGGAAAGCATCAGGGAAAGTTACAGTATTATATTCTACAATAATTGATGTACCATCTTTTTTCATTCTAATTAAAGGGTTCTTTACTAAAACATATTTATCATTATCGTTTTTTAATAAACAAGTACTATCACTATTATAATGTATTTTTCTTTTACTTCCTCTTAATATTAAAGCGATATCTTCAGCAGTTATTGTAGCATTTTTTAGTTTTTCCGAATCTCTATATAACCAGAAATTATATGTATATTCAGCGCCACCAGCTTGATTTATAGAGGGTTTTAAATCAACATATGATGCCGATGATTTATCTTGTGTATCATAAAAACCATCTTGCATTGATTTAAAATCAAAAACTCCTTTAAATACAGTAGTTTCTTTTTTAACATTATTATAATTTTTTAATGCACTTACAGATTCGTTATTAAATACGGCATATCCAATAAATGCTAATATTAAAACTAATACTAAAGAAATAATAACTTGTACAATATTGCTTATAACCGCCATATTATTTATTTTATATAGTTCTCTACTTCTATATATGTAATATAATATTTATTTTATTTAAATAATATAAAAAATAAGTAATAGTAAATATCATTTATGATATAAATTTATTATATTGTAATAATCTATTATTATAATATAATTATTATAATTTATTTTTTAAGCTAATCTATAAATTGGACTACGAACACCATAAGCACCTAAACCTAATTTAGCTAATAAACCATCAATTGGACCGTCATTATATTCTCTATATATATCTTGTTGATTTAAATCATAATTATACATTACAAATTTACTAATTAATCCCGAGAATCCGGGTCCTTCTGTACTAAACGCGTTACCACCAACATACAAGTCCCCTTTTTTGTCTATATTTAAATTAGCTAATTCTATTTTTCCATATCTTTCTGTAATTTCACCAGAAGATACTGTATTTGAAATATCACCATCAACATAAGCGGTAATTGTACCACCATTTACATTTTCATTAATAACAATAGCAATATGTACCCATCTTTGTATAGGTACATAAGGTATTTCTATACCTTGTTTCATGAAATTAATTAAATCGGTTTCTGTAATATTAGAAACTGTATTTAATGATGTTGATAATGAATCTACACCGGATGTTAAACTAAGTCGAACATACATTTTATTATTTAATTTATCTAAAAATATAAAAGGTGAAGCATTATTAATACTTGTATCATCACCAACATGTAATACATGTTTATAAAGTCCATTATATTTATTCATATCGTTTATATAAATCCAGAAAGAATAACTTCTTCTTTGACCATTTCCAGAATTAGTGAAAGAAGTAATAGGTATTCTTCGTTTTTCATTACATAAAATAGGCATAGCTGTTGCTTGTACCATTTCTCTTACTTTTTTAAATAAAACACCATTAACCATAACATATAAACCATATACAGTTAAAGCAGCTACTAATATAACTAAAATTAATCCGTATATAGCACCTGTGCTTGTTGTATATGATTCTACTATTTTTTTAGCTTCTTCAGTAGCTTTTGATACTGTTTCAGTAGTTTTATTAGTTATATTAGATACAGCATCTTTAGCAGATGATGCAACATTAGAAACAGCATTTTCAGTAGTGGCTAAAGCATTATCAACAGTTTTTTCAACATTTACAGGGGCAGCCATATTAAATATATCTATCTAATTAAAGTAAATAAAATTTCTATTTATATTATTCATATGATAATTTCCTATTTGATAAATTGGAAAATTTAAAGAATAAGATTGTTTAATATATTTTTTTTGTAATGATAAATAACTTAATATTTTTGTAAAATTTTTTATTTGGATATCTACATTTTTTTTAGATTGTACATTACTAAATAAATATATAACCATAGATGCGAAATAATCAATTGCTATATCAATATGATTATTATACATTATGTTATCAAAACAACATAATTGATATATAAATTTTGAATAATAATTAAATTTAAAAGGTTTAGTTCCTTTTCTATTATTATTAAATTCGATTATCAAATTCTCATGAAATTTTAATGGTATTAGCCATGGATCTATTAAAATTATATTTTTAATTATATTTCTATTTAATTTTTCAGGTGAATATAAATATTCTATTTCATATATTTTATCTATATTATTATAATTAGTATTGTCAGATATTGTATCAAGTTGTTTAAATAATTGTGATATATTACCATCACATTTTTTTATTAAATCTTTTAATTTTGATAAATCTATATCTTTATATTTATTTTTTATAATTTTTAATAAATCTTTATCGGAAGGTAAAGATAATTCAAAAATTTTACATTTCTTTTTTATATCACCGATTTTTTTTAAAATTTCATTACTACATATACAAATTATAGGTATATTTCCAAGTTTTTCGTTTGATAATATATTTAATAATGTTATACTTATTGTTCTATCTATCGATATTAGTGTATCGAATTCATCTATTATTATTATTTTTTTATCAATATTATTTGTAAATATTTGATATATTGATTTGCTATTAGATTTATTTATAATATCTGTTAATTTATCCGAAGAACAACAATTACCACTATCGATATATACCATATATAAATTTAAAAGTTCGCATATTTTCTTTATACTATATGTCTTACCTATACCAGTATTTCCTGATATAAATATACAAGAATTGATAGATATATTTTTATTTTTATGTATATTATTATAAAAATCATCTATCCAGTTTTTTATATCCGTATAAATATCTTTATTTCCACATAATGTATCCATTATATAATTATAAATATATATATCTTATATTTATTTTTATCTATCTATTACCATTTCAAGTATTATTATAATAAAATAACATAATAAAGCTAAAAATGGTAATACTATTTCTATTGTTAATAATGATGTTTCAGATGTATTATTGTAATCATAATGTTTTAAATTACCGTTTGCATCAAACATCATCGATGGTTTTATTATAAATATTAAAAATACTAATGTAATATATAATAATATTGTTAAAAATAATCTTGAAAACATTATTACTATATATTAATTGAATTTTTATCTTATTATATATCACTATTTAAAAAAAATATTAAAAACTTTATAAATAGTAACTGTTTAAACTATAATGATTGATTATAATAAATATTATTTACTATTATTTATTATTATAATAACTTCTATTATTATACAGGTAATAAATATTAAAGATTTTTTTGAAAATTTTAAAATAGATGATGAAGATTATACAGAATTTAATCCAGATAATACAATTGTAATAGCCGATAATTATGGTAATTTTAATGATTGTAATATGGTTATATATCCTTTAATATTTGATTTAATATTAAAGCAATATAAAGACGATAAATCTGTAACAAGTTATTTATTAAATAATACTAAAAAAACAAAACTTAAAATGTATTTAGATCCATATATTAATTATTATATATTTGATAACAAAAATAGAAATGAATATAAATATTATGAAAAAAATGGTTATTTTGTTAGAATATCTCCTTTTAAACTAATGTACGATGAATGTGCTTGGGATTTTAATAATAAAACTATTGCCTATACTTGTATGACCGATTATTATTTTATTATGGCTATTATTAAAGGACATCGTTTAGATCTTAAAAGTATTAATTTACTTAAAATAGATTATAGGGATTTATCATCATATGAAAAATTATTTAAAAAATATAAAATAGATATTGTAGTTACTTATGTTATCGAAGATTCTAAATATGTATCTATTATCGAAGATGTAAATTATAATGTTACAGGGTTTAAAAATATGGATTTAAATAGAGTAAAACTATTTTATCCTTTTGTTGTACCGAGCGATATTAAATTAAATAATTTATTTAAAAAAGAAGTATTAGCATTATCAATTGATAAAGATGATATGTTAATACCTTCTATGAAATATATATATATTGATGATATTGATATTAAATATGATACTAATAATATTACTGAAACTTTTATAACGAGGTTAGACGATGATTCTGATGCTTTAGACCCAACATATTTATGTTATGGTGAAGAATCGATGTTAAATAAAGCATTATGTAATTCTCCTTATGATATTGATGGTAATCCTAAAAATTCATTTACTGTATGGGATAAAAAATGTTTTAAAAATGAGGATTGTCCTTTTTATAAGGCTAATAAATTTTATGATAATGAACGTGGTGGGTGTAATGATGGAATTTGTGAATTACCAGTTGGTGTAAAACGTATAGGTTATTCAGGTTTTAACGATAAAGGCTATTATAATAGAGCTTTCTGTTATAATTGCGAAGATGATGATGAAAAGTGCTGTAATAAAGATGTTATTGCAGATTTCGCTTTTGCAGGCGATTTCGAGAAAAGAGAATATTTAGGAAAGAGCACAATCATATCTAAAATGGATTATAAATATTAATAATTATTCTCAAATAAATAGTACATAATTTTACAGAACCTTATATAGTCTTAACACTTTTTAAATTTTTATTTTTATGACGATTATGTACTATTTGATAATTATTATATAAAGAATAATGAATAATTTAATTATATAAGATGGATAATATTAAAGAAACTAATAATAATGAAGAAACAGAGATGTATTATCAATATAAAGATTTAAAATTATATAATACTAAAATTTTAGAAACACCATATGAAACAAAATTAAAAATTATACCAGATGTTATATATCCTGAATATAAAAAAGGAAGAAAACTTCACGAATTAGCAAATTATTATAAAATAGAACAATATTTAATTGAAGATTATATAAGATCGATAGAAATAGAAAATAATGACTTAAATACTGATATTGAATTTATAAAAATAATGAAAAGAAAAGAAAATATAAATGATAATAATATTATAAATGAAAATAATGAAAATAATGACAATAAATATGCTGTATTTTTTAGTTCAAAAATATTATCATTAGAATATAATTATAAAACATTAGAACATAAATTTGCAAAATTAGAAAATAAATTAGATGAAATTATAAAGAAAATGAATTAATTTTTCTCAAATAAATAGTACATAATTTTATAGAACCTTATATAGTCTTAACACTTTTTAAAATTTTATTTTTGTAACGATTATGTACTATTTGATATAAAATACTTAAATATGAAATACTATAATAAATATTTTACTTCTAAAAAGATAGAACAGACTATATTTAAAAATGTCTAAAATTGATATTGTATTAAAAATATTCATTATAATATTAATAATATCTATATTTTATTTATTATCAAAAAGATATATTGAAAATTTTTCTAATCAAGATGATTATTTTAAAGGTTATAATACAAGATTAAATTATAGAAATACGGGTATCTATCCATGGGAAAGACACAATATATATAGTAGTTTGCCTAATGATGTTACATTAAAATACGATACGGCTTATTACTATGAATATGGTAATGATGATTATGAAACAAAATTAAAAAAAATATTTAAAAATGATTGTAAAAAATTAATAATAGCCGTTGAAGGTACTAATTGGACACAATGGAGAACACCAAGATGTATTGTATCTAAAGAAAGTAATTGTGGTTCAGGATATAGTAATGATATGATATTAGATTATTATAATAAAATATATAATTATATAATAACAAATATAAATAATAGTGATGAATTGATTTTACCAGATGAAATAGGTAAAATATCTAAATCCAAAATACAAGTTGTACATGATATTATGAAAAGATATCGTATTAATAAAGATCAAAAAGATTATCTTATGTTTGATATCGAAATGATATTATATAGAAAAAATAAATTACATGGTAAGCATGTTAAATTTTATGTTATAACTGATAATAATAATATTAATGTAATTTCATTAAAAATATTAGGAATTGTTAATGAAGATAATATTGCTATGCATCCTGTATTAGCAAAAGATGAATATGATGATTTAAATAAAGATTTCGGTATATTTATACCAGAAGCTTCTACTACTGCATTAAAATATAATAGAACTACAACAGATTATAATGAAATATATGAAGGAACTGAAAAATTAGAAGAATCATTATTAGAAGAACAATTATATAATAAATTAGAAACTAATTATGATACCGAATTAGTAGATACAACAAGTGATAATTATGAACTAACAAAAAATATAAATGATGATAATTATTCTGTATATATGAAAAATGTAGATCTTAAATATCTTAAACAAAAGGCAGATGAAAAATATCGTGAAGATGTTAATAATAAATATATTAACGATCAAAATACTATGAGACTTAAATTTTTAAATGATATTTTAAATGAAAAAGAAAGAACTAAAAATTATAAAGTTGCAGCGTTTAAAAATTAAATTATATCATCGGAGATAATATAAAAATGAAAAAAAATATTTTAAATATAGCAAAAGAGAATATAATAACAGATTGGAAAGATATTATTGTAAATATTATTAAAGATAATAACATAGACTTTGATATTGATGAAGATACATTACCAAAAAGTGTTTTAATATTTAATTGTTTTAATTTTTTTAATATTAATGATTTAAAAGTAATAATATTAGGACAAGATCCATATCAAAATGAAGGATATGCTAATGGACTTGCTTTTTCAGTTCCTGATAATATAAAATTAAAAAATGGAAAAAAATTAATTCCAGCATCTCTTAAAAATATTTTTAAAGAATTAGAAAGATGTTATAATATAAAAAGAAATAATCCTGAATTATATGATTGGGCAGAACAAGGAGTTTTACTATTAAATACAGCATTAACAGTATCTAAAAATAATTCAGGATCTCATATAAATAAATGGAAAATATTTACAACTAAATTATTAGAATGGATATCTTTAAATATTCATAATAAAATAGTCATTATTTGTTGGGGAACACACGCGATGAAATATAGTAATTTATTTTATAAAGATAATCACAAAATATTATATCATACACATCCATCGCCATTATCTCGAACACCATTTGTTGGTAATAATAATTTTATAGATTGTAATAATTGGTTAGAAGAACCCATAATATGGTTATAAAAATAATTAAATATCATTTTATTTTTATGATGACATTATAAAACCATAATCATCATCATTCATATTATCATCATCTCCATCATTATTATCACCTTTCATATTATTATAAAATTCATTTTCTCCATCATCTTCTTCATAATAATCATCATCTTTATCATCTTCTTTATTAGGATTATTTATATTAGCATTATTATCATTATAATTATCATCATCATCTTCTTTTATATTTTCTAATGCTGGATCTTTTATATATTTATCTCTATCTTTCATATTAATTATTTTTTTTAGTTGTCCTATAACCTCTCTTTCATCTTGTGTTTTATTATTTAATACTTTTAATGTTTCATTCTTATTTTGTTCTCTTATTTTATTTATAAATTCTATATTCTCCTCAGGCGTAGGCATTTTACATAATTTTACATATTGGTATATAGATGTATATATTTTATTAGCTATATCTTCGACAAAACCTTGTTTAACATTATAACTTGGTTTTAAAGTATTTCTAACAGCATTTTCAGGAGATGATGGTAAGCATACAGCTCTTGCTGTAATAAACGCACGAATTCTTAATATATCATTCTTATTTTCTTCATTCATTAATACATTTAATTTATTAATATTTATAATCATATTATTAATAGAATCAATAGACGCATTTATTAAAGTTTTATCATCAGTTTCTATGTTATTTAATATTTTTGATACTCTTAATAATATATTTTTATAATTTAAATTATTTAAATGAAAATATTGTGCTAATTCATTTTTTTTTATACCAGCAGTAGTAGCTAAACAATTAATATAAGTATCTATATAATTATTAGCATTTTTAGTACTTTCTATCAATTCATCTATTATATTATTTGGTAATAAAGGATTTACATTTTTCATTTGAATTAACCATTCTTCAAAAGTACTATTATTACCAATATCAACACTATCTTCTTTCTTTTCAGGAAATGTAAAAACTTTATCATTTATTTTTATATCATCTTCATTATAAGGTAAATATGTTAATATTCTCGGTTTATTTGTTATACGATTTTTAGAATATCTTACCTTAACAGCTAATAAATCATTTCTAATATTTTCAGTAAAAAATGTATCTGACTTATAATTATTGTCTATTTTTTGAAGACAACATCCTAATAAAAATTTATGTAATTGTTTATATTTAACACCAGGCATAAATAATAAAGCATCAATATAATCATTTAATAATTTATCAACATCTTTTTTCTTCATAGTTTCAATAAGTTTTTCTTGTGCTTGTCTTCCTTTGGTTTTTTTTTCTTCTTTTTCTATATTTTTATATTTATCTCTTAATTTATTTAATATTTCTTCATATTCAACCTCTATATTATTTGATAATATAGTATATAATTTATTATCTAATTGAAAAAAATCATCTTGATTTTTATCTTTTAAGTCTTGAAATACATATTCAGATACAGAAGAAATATATTTTAACACACCTTCTTTCTTGTTTTTATCTAATGGAGAACCATATAAAGACCAATCTCCTATACAAGTCATAAATAACATATCGTCATTAAATAAAAATGTATTATCTAAAATATCACTTTGAATTTGAATACTCCACCACATTAAAGATGATAATATAACTAAAATTAAATTTTCAACAAATGTTTTATTAGCATCTATTAATGCTGTATTAACATCTTTTTCAATATTCGAGTTTAATGAAAATATAATTTTAGGAGTTATTTTAGATAATTCGATAAGATATATATCAGATAAAACCTTATCTTTTAGATTAGATTTTAATATATTTATTTTAGATGGTAAATGTCTATATTTATTATAAAGTTCATCACATAATAATTCTAAATTAAGAGGTAATTTAGAAATTTCATTTAGTTTTACTATAAATGGTAAAACAATTTTTAAAGTTTCTACAAAACCTATATCATTTTTATATTTTAATGATAACCAATATTTTTCTATATTATTAGCCGGTTTATTTATAATATCAAAATTTACAATATCATCATCTTGTTCTATATTCTCTTCAAAATCCATATTTTTTAAATTAACAGGAATACCTTGATAATCATTTGTATCATTTCCTATTTTAATTTCCATCATATCTTTATAAAAATCTACAAATTTTAAAGTTTCTGTTGGTATTGCTAATTTTACTAATTCAAATTTCTTTTCAATATCATCTATTAAATAAGTTATGTTATCTAAATCAATATTTCTAAAATTTTGTAATGACGTAATAGCTCTATCTAAAATCCAAGCTTTATTGATACCTTTTATATTTTCAGTAATATCTTCTAATGATATTACACCATTATCAATAGCATCTATAATATCATATATGGTATTATATAATAAAGAAGGAGGCGTATTAATTTTTTCTTCTACTAATTTTTCATACATCATTTCATATTTTTCATTTAATTTTAATGATAATTCAATATTCTTTGTTATATTTTTTAAATTATTATAAAAAGTGAATTTGGAATTATTTAAATTTGCAGGTTTAATTTTAATAGATTTATGTATAGGTTTTTGTATTATATCAGCTGATGTAAAAGTTTCTAATAAATTTTTTAATTTATTAAAATCATTTTTATTTATAAAATCTAATGATATATCATATTTTTCTAATAAACTTTCAATAGTAGTATAATCTAATACAAAATCATTTTTAAATTTATCAAGAGGTATTTTAGGTTTTACATCTTTTAATAAATTTTTAAAAGATGTATAATTTATAGCTTCTGTTTCATTTAATTTTTCTCTATTAAATAAATGTGATATAACTTTAACATTTAAAAAATCATATATAGATGATTTTGGTACTAAATAATATACTGTATTTACTGGAATATTAGTATTATCATTTTTAAAAACAGTATATTTAAGAGTATGATAATTATTTCTTAATTCAATATATGATTTGGTTTCGGCTTTAAATCTTATTTTCTCATTTTGTTCATTATATTGTAAAACATAAAATAATTTTTCTTTTTCAGTCTCTCCTTTGTGGTATTGTAATTTATTATATTTAATAACAGATTTAACAAAATCTTCTATTTTTTCTTCTGTATAATTTTTTTTTTCAACATCACCATATACTATATAATTTTGTGTATTTGTTTCATTTTTTAAATCATTAATAATTTTATAAAATAAATCAGTAAATCCATATGATTTATTTTTATCTTTAAAAAAATTATATAATTCATTATGAATTTCATTTTCAGTAAAAGCAATAAATGTAGGATTTTCTTTAATTATGTCATTTATACTCATAATTTCAAGATAATCAATTTCAATTAATTCTTCATCTTCAAAATCAAAAAATATATTATTTATTTGTACCTTATTATTATCTTCATTTGCTCCACCTAATGAAAATAAATTATCATTTTTTTTTTCATCATCATCATCATCATCATCATCATCATCATCATCATCTACAGTATTACCTCCATCTTGTATTATATTTTTATTTTTATTAAATTTTCTTTTGTGTATAATATTATTTTTTGATATGGATTTTTCATATTCAGATATATCTTGAACATCAAAATATCCACCATCAAATTCGTTAAGATTTTCTTGTAAATTATCATTATTTGATATAATACTATTATTATTTATATCAAATTTCATTTTTTTATTATCCATTTATATAAACACCTCTTTATTTATTTAGAATAAATTTATTCCATTCCGATTTTATTTCCATTAAATGTTCAATAATGGTTTTACAATTTTCTTCTAAAAATTGAATAAATAATAATTTATTATTTTGATTTTCTAATGTAATTCTTATTTTTAATAAATGTTTTAAAGGGTGAGGACAAATATAACCAATATAAGTACAATATATATCATTTATTGCTGATTTTTTCTCTCTAATATATTTATTATGTACTAATGATTGAATAATATTTCCTAATGTATCATCTTCATTATTTATATTAAAATCATAAGTATTTTCATTATAAGGAGTAATGGTAACTTCATTATCTAAATCTTCTTTTGTTATATTATTTCTTAATTTATTTAATTTATCTATAATAATTTCAATAGCTTTATTCATCAAATATCTTGGATGAAAATTGTTAATAGGTTCTATTTCAAATTGAACTTTATTAGCATCTCCATATTTATTTTTATAATATGATCTTTCTTTATCTAAAATATTATTTGCTTTTTCAGCTTTTTTAGGGTCTTGTATATAATGAAAATTACATAATGATACAGGTGAAAAGGAAGCATTAAAACGAGCAGTTTTTTTAACGGCATTTGCTATAAAATGTAAATGTTCGCCTGTTCTTAATTTGGTAATTAAAATATGATTTTTTGTTACTTTATTTGCTGGGAAAAATTTTAATAATTCATCTTTTTTTAAATCTTTATCTTTATATTTTCCTGATATTTTATCAGTTTCAATATTTTGAATTGAATTTCCAGTATTTTTATAATTTAATTCAAATACCATATCATTATCTTCATAATTTTCAGTTTCTTCTTCTGTTAAATGTAATGGTATTAATCCTATACGATGTGTTAAAATTTCATTATGTAAAGGACCTGTATTAACAATCATATCAACAGTGATATCATCTTCTCCAACAAATCCAACAACAGGTATATCAGTTAAAATAGTTCTTCTAATACCATTTACAATTGAAATATCAATGTCATTAATTTCGAATGAATGTTTTTCACTTGGATCTTTTGGATCAAATTTATAATTATGAAACATATTACTATTTATATTATAATATAGTTATTTTTTAATGTTTATGTCATTTTTTTATTTTATAACATATATAATTATGTCAGACACTCCAATAATATTTATAGGCATTTATAATGTATGTCAGACACTATAATAATATTTATAGGCATTTATAACATATGTCAGACACTCCAATAATATTTATAGGCATTTATAATGTATGACAGACACTCCAATAATATTTATAGGCATTTATAACATATGTCAGACACTCCAAATATAATAAGATTGATTGTAATAACATATATAATATATATATATTAAAAAGCTTATCACAATATATATATATTATATGTATCGTTTATTTTATAGTTTCAATAATATATGTTTATATAAGAATATAATATTACATTAAATTATTTAATACAATAATGATATTATTTTATAGTGATTATTGTCAGCATTGCAATATATTATTAGATACTATTAAAAGACATGATACGGAAAAAAAAATTAAATTAGTATCAATTGATTTATTGAGAAGTATGAAAAAGAATATAGATCCAAAAATACATTCAGTTCCAGCATTAATGTTTCCAACTACAAAAGAATTAATATTTGGTAAAGCTGTATTTGATTATCTTTTATTACCAAATAGAGGTGTATTATTTGCTAAAAAAATGACAAGAGAAAAGGCTGATATAATGGATAAGGATATAATTAATATTAATACAATAATAAAAAATAATGATGTTATTGATGAACCTATGGCTTTTTCATTAGGAACAGTTGCTTCAGATAATTATTCTAATATAGATGATAACGATACAAATAGTTTAAATATTAATAATAATATAAATTATAAATGGACTACTTTAGAAGGTGATGTTAAGACAAATAATATTAATATAACAAGTGGAAATAATATAGATAATAAAATTAGTAATGATACAAGAATGATAAAAAAATTACCAACAATTGAGGAAATTATGCAAGAAAGAGAAAAAGCTATAATGTAAAGTTATTTAAGAATATGTAATATAATGAATATATATAACAAATGGTTACTTCTACATATATATTTAATCAGTATTATATTGATTTATTAAAGAAAATTAAAACAGTTTCTAAAAAACATAAAGATAAAAGTACAACTGCACGTAAAGTATTAAAAACAATTAAACATAATTATATGACATTAGATAAATCGTCAGATGAATATATTAAATTTATTAATGAAAATATTACAGAAGAAGAATGGTCTAAATATATTGAATTAAAAATAGAAGATAATCAAATTGATGAATGGTTAAAAGAAAATGGAGATAAATCAATATTTATTGATGTATCATTAGATGATATTGTAAGAATTTTAAGAGATAAATATTTATGTCATCATTATTGTAGTGTATTTTATGTTTTTAAACAAGATATTACAGAAGAACAATCCGAAAATATTGTTAAAATTTTACAAACAATTAATAATAAAGAATTAATTGATAATATTGAAAATGAAAATATTAAGAAAGTTGTATTAAGATTAGAAGAATTAAGAAATAAAACAATTAAAGATAAAGCCGGTATTGATATGAATAGTATTGAGGATACGACTTTAGGTAAATTAGCTAAAGAAATATTAGAAGATATTGATATTAGTAAATTAAAATCATCTATTGGTGAAGACGGAGACATTCTAAAAGCTATTAGTAGTCCTGATAGTGGTTTTGGAGAATTATTATCAAATGTAAGTAAAAAAATGGCTACAAAAATTTCAAGTGGAGAATTAAAACAAGAAAATCTATTACAAGATGCTATGAAATTCGCATCACTAATGCCCGGAATGTTTGGGGCTAATCCTAATGGAGATAGTAAAGGAGGACCACCAGATATGTCTAATATAATGAATATGATGAGTACAATGATGGGTAGTGGAGGTGGAAATAGTTTTGAAAATATGTTTAAAAATATGACTGGAGCAGCAGGAGGAGGAAAAAATAAGAAAGATACCAAAACATCATTTGATAATAATAAAATAAGAAAAATGGCTAAAATGAAGCAAATGAGAGATAAATTACATAAAAGACGGGCACAAGAAAATGATTCAAATGAATTAAATGATGATTAAATAAAAGATTATTATATAAAATTAGATAATAGAGTATAATATAAAAATGTTATTTTGGATTAATAATTTAAATGAATTATTTAATTTTACATTAATACCAACAAATTATATGACATTTGAAGATAAAATGAACGCTATATTAAGACTTATATTATTTATAGGTATAATAGCGACATTAATTTTTAATGATTATAGATATTTATTAATGATTATAATAATATTTATAATATCAGTATTTATATATAATTTTCAATTAAATAATATAAAAAATGCTGAAAAATTTTTAGATAATAGAAATTTAGACGTAGTTGATAATAAAGTATGTGTTAAATCTACTGTAGATAATCCTTTTATGAATCCTTCATTATTAGATATTAAATATAATTCAAATAAACCTGCTGCTTGTTCTATAGATGATGTTAAAGTACAAAATAAAATTAATGAAAATTTTTATAAAAGATTATATAGAGATGTAGGAGATTTATATGGTAAAATGTCTTCTGAAAGACAATTTTATACTGTTCCTTGTACTACAATACCGAACGATCAAGAAGGTTTAGGCAAATGGTTATATGAAAGAGGTCCTTCATGTAAAGAAAATAATGGAGAACAATGTTATAGAAACATACATTAATCACTCATTATAATCAATTTAAATTTTATTATTTTTGTAAAATAATATTATATAAAAATATATAAAAAAATAAATATTATATTTATATAGTAAGTAATAATGAGTACAACAACATCATTTTCTTATTCATTTAATAGTGTAGATGATGTTCAAGTAAATAAAAAAATAGAATATCAAACAGTATATACTGATGAAAATAAAAATATATGGTCTACAACATATGTAAATAATGTTAATAATGATAAGACCTTAGAAAGTTTTAATAATTTATATAAAGGTAAAGAAGAAATTAAAGAAAAAGTAGGTTTAAGTATTGATAGAGCAGATTGGGAAATAAAAGAATTTGATAATTCAGTAAAAACTAATGAATATAACGAACCGTATTCAAAATATTCTTATTTGGACAAAATTATGCAATATAATTTAGCTAATACTAATATAAATAATATTGATATATCAACTATAAAAAACTCATCATTTCCGCAAATTACACTATAATATATAGATTATCATATTATTTTATATTACATTATTTAATTATTTTTTTATATATAAAATAGAATAGATAGATATAATATAATTTATATGGATAGTGCTAAATACTCATTTATAGAAGAAGCCAATATTTGTTCTGATAATTGTTGGAGAGTATCAAAAGATATACAAAATGAACAAATAATAAATTATGGTTTATATCCTAATCAAGATAATTTTACTAAATGTATGTCGCCACATATTAGAATACCAGAATTTCATTACGATCATATTAATTTAAGAGGAAGACCTGGCTATGGTTTAGCGGATGATTGTTTAATAGATAAATATTCAAGTTTAAGAAATGATCCTAATACTATGACACATGATAGATGTCCTATTCAATTATATGAAAGAGTTTTTCAAGGAGGTCCTAAATTAAAAGCTATAAATGGCGATTTAGATAAAGAATTAGATGTATTATCTGGTAGTGATACTAATCCTTTTAGATGTAAAAAAACTATTATGGAATTACAAACTAATAAATTTGTACCTTTATTAGATTGTGTAAAAGATATTCAAGATCCCGATCATATTGTTCCAAAATGGGTAAATGGCGGTGAAGATACACGCTCATATGTTAATAGAGCCGAATTTAATAAACAATGTACTTGGCGTGGAAGAAATAAAGCTGTAGCTTCTATATAAAAAAAATTAATATTATTATAGTAGAGTAAATAAAATTATAATGAGTTTTAATCGTTCAATATATGATACTTGTTCTTATAAACAAGACCTTCAAGGAAATGTTAGTGTATTAGGATATGTTTTATCACCTATAAGATATGAACATAAAGATAAATGTCGTCATCAATTAGGATTAGTTGGTGGTACAAATGTAAGTCATATTCAAGGTAATTTAGTAGATTTAGATTCTGAATTAAGAGGACAAACAAGAATATTATCTAAATGTCAAAATAATTTATATGTTCCTACGAATGATGGTATAATTAAAAATGATAAAACTCCCGAAATATCTACAAATATGAAACATTTACCATCATGTCAATTTATTTCATATCGTTCAATACCAGCACCACCACCAATGCAGGTTAATAATTGTCGATAAATATATAAATATGCAGAATATAAATATATAAACTATTATTTTTATTATATAAATAATTATAATATTATTTAATTATATTATAATAGAAAGTATAGGATACTATTATAATGAATACACCATCGGATACAAGAATGATATATGATAGTTGTTCTTATCAAGAAAAATTAAGAAGAACTGTTGGACCTGGTTTATATACGATTGATGTTCCTTATAATGATTGTAGAGCTTGTTCTACTGATATACCAGCCGACCCAAGTCTTCGTTATCAATATTACGGACCTAATACTTGTACTATGAAAAATGCTGTTGATGATTCAAGTGAATTATTAGGATTAAATTATAAAAACACCAAATGTAATGCCGAACAATATCTTCCAGGTAAATATCCTGAAAAAGGTATTTGTAGTGTTAAAGGAACAACAGATCCTCGTGATAAAACTTGTATGGCGAGACCACAAGAAAGTACGAGATTATCAAATCCACCTTGTACATTAAAAGAATCGGGAATAAATAGATGGGAATGGTTATGTTGGGATCCTCAAGAACGTGCTATACCTGATTTTGAACATCCACAAAATTATAGAATGATCGCAAAAGATAATCATATACCATGTTTAGAAACACCTATGGATCAAAGTGTTTTTTATCCTAAATATGATGATAAATCGGTAAATACAAATGATATATTAAATAAATGGAAAATTGGTACATTAGGTGCTAATAATATGTATGCACCAGGATATCCACCAGGTTATTTAGAATATAACAGAACATGTAATGAAATTAAAATTTCTTAGATCTTGATTTAATTTTTTTTTGTTGTAAATCCATGTCTTTAATTTCAGATATTATTTTTTCTTCATCAAAAATATCATCTGTATTTTTTTTGCTTTTAGTTTTTTTAATATTATATACATCTTTCATTAGATCAGTATCATCTATTATTTTTTGTTTATTTTTAGTTGTTTTTAATACTGTTTTTTTTAAATCCTTATCATATAAGTCTTCTTCTATATATGATTTTATTTTATTTATTTTTAATTCTTTTTTAGATTCTTTTAAACTTTTTTTAGAAACATTTTTACCGTCTTTAACATCTTTAGATTTAACATCTTTAACATCTTTAACGCCCTTAACGTCTTTAACATCTTTAACGCCCTTAACGTCTTTAACATCTTTAACATCTTTAACACTCTTAACGTCTTTAACATCTTTAGATTTAACTTCTTTAACTTCTTGTTGCGATGTACCATTAGTTTCTTTTGATATAATCTTAGAAATATCGGGTATAATTACTGGATTTAAAGGTTTTTTTAAAAGTTCAGTATCATCAAATATGTTATGATAACTATAATATAAAAATATATAAATAATCATATTTAAATCATTCGCCGAAACTATATTTGATATTATTGTTTGATTTTTTACATCAATTTCATTAACATGTTCTATCATATATCCTAACATATTTCCTATAATCATTTCTATATTTTGAAATAATACTCTACTTTGTTCGTAATTTGTATTTAAATATTTTAAATATTCTGATCTATCTTGTAAAAGATTAAATAATTTAGTAAATAAATATTGATTTTTTGTATATTTGTTAAATGTTTTTAATACAATAAGGAAACATTCTATTAATAATACTAATATGCTAATTATTATTATATTATAATATTTTCTTATTATTAATTGAATATCATTATTTTTAATATCATTATATGTAATAAATGTTGGTAAATAATATGATTTATTATAAAAATTTATAAATAAATCTTCAATATTTGTTAATTTTTTTATTTCATCTATTTCTTTTAATTCTTTTATTGATTTTAATTTATTAAATTCTTTTATTGTATTGATTTGTTTTTTTACAGTCTTTTTAGTAATAATAGTATTAAGATATAAAAAATTTTGAAATAATAAATAAATTATTTGAGATAGTTTTGTTAAAAATATAATATCAAAATTTATCATAATATCTTCATTTATACCTTCGCCTCCTATTACTTTTAATTTTTTTTCATATATATCATTTGTATCTGTATATTCGTCATTAATTTCAGTTTTTACATTATTATATGGTAAAATTATATTAAATAAATTTATTTTATTTTTAATTGTAAATTCTTTTAATTTAGAAGCATTTTCATCATTATTATTTATAAATTTATTTAATTGTAATATAATAGCATCTAATTTATCTTCTATATTTTTATGTAATGCTGTTGTAATATTCGCAACATTGTAATAATTATAAGCTTTAATATCTATAATTTTTTTAAATATATCATCTAATTCACACGCAGTTATTTTAAAATTATTATTATACAATTCTATATTTTTCATATCTTCCGATACCATATCTTGATTTATATCATAATATATAAATTCTACTATTGGCTGTACATCATCTAATTCATTTGTTTCAAATATTTTTATATAATTTTCAATATTAGTATTTACCATATTGATATCAATTTCTTTTATAAATATTATTTTTAATAATGATATTATATTTAATGATGTTGTTTTAAATATATTTAATAATTTACTTTTATTTGTATGATAATCATTTTCTTTATCATTAAATTTTTTTAAATGGTCTAAAAAATTAGGTGTAGATATATTATCTTTACACTTTTCTTTCATTAATTAAATACTACTTCTTCTATATTTAAATAATTTATATAATTATACAAAGAAAAATATTTATTAAGTTTTTTTCATTTCTAATATAATATTATCTCCTACTTTAATTAATTCTACTAAATCATTATGTAATTTAATTTTTAAATCATCTAAATCAAAAGAATTTATTATTTTTTCAATATTAACGCGTTTAATAATACTTGTTTCTTTTAATTCATTTAATTTATTTGATATACTTGATTGTCTCTTTTCTTGTGATAAACTTGTTTCATTTATTCTACTTAAACTTTGTCCTCTATTTAATCGCTCTTTTCTTTGTAAATGTTCTCTAATTTGAGATTGACTTCTACTTCTTGATTTACTACGTGTACTTGGTAAATTAGAATGTCTTTTTAACATAAGGTTAGCAATTATATAAGCAGTCATACTCCCTTTTGTATTTATATATTTATAATAAATATAATTATATATATAATTATCTATATTTTTATAAATAACTGATTTAATAAATAATAAAATAACATTTAAATCATTAAAAATATCATCATTATAATCTATACCATTTATTATTTTTTTAAAATATAAATTTAATATTATAATATAATATATTAAAATTAAAATTTTCTTTATTATATCATTTATAATTATCGATCTTACTTTATTGTTATCTTCTAATTCTTTATGATTCGATAATTTGATTTTATTAATTTTATTATCATATTTTTTTTTTATAATAAAACCTTCTTTAATTTTATTAATAATATCAATTATAACATCTATAAATTCGGGAATACTAATAAAATTTTTATTAAATGGTGGTTTTATATTATTTAAATATTTAATAATTATATCATTAATAAAACCTCCACCTTTTATATTTTTATTGTCAAAATCACTTATGTTTATAATTTTATTAAATATATAAATTATTAACAGTCTATTTATCTCATTTAAATAATTAAAATTAAATTCTTTATTTTTTTTATTATCTTCATCATATGAACGATAAATATCTTTTAATTTATTTAAAAAAACAATTAAGATACTTTTATCACTCATTTTATTATTATTCTTATATAATATATGTATATTATAACATAATATTTGTATAATTATTATTTATAAATAATAAAAAATTAATAAATTAATATCAAAATATTTATACACCAAACAAAAATGGGAGCTGCTCCATCAATTGAGATTGAAAGACAAGAGAGATACGTTCAACAAAATTATAATAAAGTTGTTAGCAAATTAGGAGAAAGCTACAACAGCAAATTAAGACAAGAATATAATGGTCATAATTATAAAGATGAATATGTATTAGAAAATGATTGGAATAAAACAAAAAGAAGATAATATATAAACATTACCAATATAATAATATAAAATGGAAATAAAATTAGAAAAAATAAATATAAGATATACTACAACAAGTTATAATGATTATAAATATTATATTAAAAATATAGATAAAGATTGGAATTTTATATTAGACGGCGTTCATTTAATATTACCTTATAATAAAAATAAAACAATTATAAAAAAATTAATTGATAATAATAAAAATGGATTGGTATTTAAATTTTGTAATTTTAATAATAAAAATATATTAACCGACTACAATAATGGGAAAAAATTAGAAAAAATAAAAGGATATATTAAATATATTTGTTATATTGAAAATGAATATAATTTTTTAAATTCATTACATAATTATAATAAATATGATGATGATTTAAATAATGATTGTGGTATTATAATAATGCCTTATTATGAATATAATATGTATAATTATGAATGGAATTCTTCTAATTTACACGATTTTATTAATTGTTTAAAACAAATAATATTATCACATTATGTAGCATATTATAAATATAATATTATTAATATTGATTTAAATGTTAATAATGTTTTATTAAATAAATTATCAAGAAAAAAAAATATAGAATATCATTATGATGATTACAATATAAATTATATTGTAAATAATTGTAATTTAGAAATAAAAATAGTAGATTTTTTTAATAGTATAACCGTTAATAATACAAATAATAAAGTTAATTATTATCAATTTTATAATAGTTTATTGAATATATTTAAACATTATATAGATGATAAATATAAAAATTTTATAAATATAAATAAAATATATGATTATATAAATAATATTATGAATACTGATGATAATCCTATGAATAATTTAAAAGAATTATTACAAATGACAGAAACTATTTTATATATAAATAATTATTATTATATATAAAATATTATTATATATAATAATTAAGTATATAATATTCTATTTTTTATCCATTATTGATTAGAGAAGATGATGAATTTACATCCAAATGATATTCCTTCTATGAATAATATATATGATAATACATATTGGAATAAAGTACGAGAAGACGAACAAAAAAGAAGTAATTATATGTATGAAAAATCTAATAATCCATTTGAAACTGGTGTAGTTCCTAATCCTGCTTATGCTGATATGTTTCAACCTATAAATTATCAACAGAACGATTATAATATAAATACACAACCTAAACAACAAATAGTAACATCATTAACTGGTAATAAAATGTCTATAGATACTTTTACACATAATAATATGCAACCTTTTTTTAAAGGAAGAGTAACACAAAATACAGATTTAAATACATCTACGGCAAGATTAGATAATATTACTGGAAATGATAAATTTTATCAACATAAAAAAGAAGTAGAATGTTTTTTTAAACCAACGCAAGGATATGGTAATGTATGTGGTATGAAAAATAATGATGATTTTTATAAAGAACGTATTGTATCATCTAAATTAAAAAATAATGATTTTCCTATAAAATCTATTAAAGTAGGTCCTGGATTAAATAAAGGTTATAATTCAGATGGAGTTGGTGGTTTTCAGCAAGAAGATGGTCTTGAATATGCTATGCCTAAAACATTAGATGAATTAAGAAGTAAAGTTAATCAAAAAAATTCTTGTTTTAATATACCATTTAAAGCTCCTATTAAAGGAACTGAGCAAAGAGGAGTTGTAACACCTTTTGCAAAAAATAGACAAGAAACATCTTATGAACAAACTCCAGAACAATGGATAAAAACAACAGGTGCTAATTTAAAAAATACAGAACGTTCAGAACAATATATTAAACCAACAGCACGTGTTGAAACACATATAGATTATAAGGGTATTGCTACTGATACAAATATTAAACAACGCGAAGATGATAATTATAGTAAAAATTCAATAATGGTTTATAATAATGAAAGACAAACTACACAAACAAGAACCGTTGTATCAAATTTTTCAAGTATTGTAAAAGCTGTTATAGCACCTATAACTGATGCTTTAAGATTTACAACTAAAGAATATACAATAGATGCTGTTCGAGCAGGTGGTAATGTTAAAACACAAATACCAGAAAAAGCAACATTATATGATCCAGATAATCATGTTATGAAGACTACTGTTAAAGAAACTACTATACACGATAGCGAAATGATGAATTTAACTGGTCATGATGAAACATATAGTGCATTAGAAGATCAAGCTAAGACTACTGTTAAAGAAACTACAATACATGATAGCGAAATGATGAATTTATCAGGTCCAGATGAAACATATAGTGCTTTACAAGATCAAATTAGAACAACAGTTAAGGAAACTACAATTCATGATGCTGAAACAGGTAATATAACAGGTATTGGTGGAACATATACTACTACTGATGATAAAATGAAAGTTACTACAAAAGAAACTTTACCAACTTATTCAAGTTCTCGTAATATTAATTCACATACATATAGAGTATATGTTTATGATCCTAATTTAGCTGTTAAAACAACTACAAAAGAAACTACAATTAAAGGTAAATCAGAATATGGTTTCATAGGTGGTTTAATAGAAAAATTATTTGGTGCTTATATACATATTCCTGTTGAAATGAAAAATACACAAAAACAATATACAAGTGATTATGAAAATTACGGTATTGCTGAAAGTAAAGAAGAACATAGACAAACATCAAGAGAAGCTGAATATAATGCTGAAATTGATGGAACACGTGAAATGTTATTAATTAATGCAGGACATACACCAAATGGTTCTGGTAAATATACATCGTTAGATCAAAGCGATATTGATATGACTTCTAAAAAACCTGTTGAAGATGATATCTCTCAAAGAACTACTGGTAATGTTGGAAGAATATATCAGAACGCTTATAATGTTATTGAACCCTGTTCTATTACAAAACCTCAAAATTTAGATAATGCTTATAATAATGTGTTAGATCCAAGTTTATTAGAACCATTAAAAGGTAATGAATTAAATATAAATATTAATGGACGATTTTAGATATATTTCTCTAATATTAAATATGGATGATAATTTTTATTTTTAGATGATGTATCTATTTTAATTCGTATATGATTACCATCATATTTTATTATCATACTAAATATTAGTGTTTTTAATAAACTTATATTATTTACTTTACTTAAAATTTCTAAACAATATGATAATAAATCTCTTTCATTCATATCTATTATAAATAACATATCATATGTATTAGATTTTTTTAAATCATTTAAACTTTCTAATGTATCATGTAATATAACTCCTTTATCTTTACATTGTAAATAAGTTATTATATCATTTCTTTTTTTTATATATTCTAATATATATTTATCAAATATTCTAATATTAGGTTCATCGTCATCATATGCTGTTAAAGAATCATCAAAATTTTCATCATTTATAAATGAATTATATAAATCTATATTAAATTTTTCTTTATTAGTATATTTATAATATGTATTTTTATATTGTTTAATATATAATAAAATATTTAATCTTAATTTCTTATCACATACATCTATTGGTTTAATTTTATTATCTAAATATAAAGAAATATTATCAATATCACTATCTAATTCTAAATTTTTATATATTTTATTACTTTTATTATTATCATTCCAATAATTGTAATTATATATTTTAATATTTTCGAATAATTTATCTAAATATTTATACATAATTATTCTACATATTTAAATTATTTTTATATTCAATTGATAATCCAAAAGGAGGAATATATTCATCTTCGTATAATGTTTTACCAAGATAAAAGTGCTCTTCATTATTAGTACATTTTTCTAATAATTTTTCTTCATAATCTTTTATATCTTCTATATTATATATACACGATATACAATAATTATATATATCTTGAAACATATGATATATAATATATGCTATATTTATATGATGTAAAAATATTTATAGATATATTTATATTTTGTTTTATATTCAGTTTTATATATACAATTATTAGTTGTAAAAAATATAAAATAAACGCGTTTTATATATAAAAAATATATTATTAGATATATTTAAATGCAATCCTTATTAGATAGTAAGAAAGAATATATAGAACATTTACAAGATATTATATCAATTCCTATATCTCAAAAAATATATTCAATTTATCATGAATGTTGTATTGAAAATAATAAAAATTTAAAATATTTTCAAAATGAATTAACTAAAATACCTAAATGGAATAATTATATTATTGAAACTGAATATAATAAAATTGTTGAAAAAACAAAATGTAATTATATTCATAAATTATTAAAAACTATTATAATTAATTATATTAAAATACAAATATACGAATTTAGAGATAATATTCAAAATATTAAAATTAAAATACCAAGTGCTGAAGATTTTATTCATAAATGTTATATAAATGCTTCTGTTTTTGCATGGAAACATTCATATTTATTTAGTCATCAAAATTTAAAACCAGCTGAAAAACAACATCATTTAAATTTAATTGAAAATAATATACGAAAAATTATTAAAATAACTATAAGAGATTGTATCCCTATGGAAGATATTATGGATCAAATTGATGATAATTTAATTGATGATGTTGTAGAACAATATAAAGATGACGAAGAAGAAGAAAATAATCAAATAAAAAATAAAAAGTTTATAGTATCACAAGATACTAAACAATCTCAAAAAAATAAAAATACACAAAAAACTATAAAGGAAAGTTCAGAAGATGAAAATGAAGATATCGAAAATGATAAAACTAATAAAAATGGCGAAGATGATGAAGATGATGAGGAAGATAATGAAGATGATGAAGTTCGAGAAAATGAGGAAGATGATGAAGTTCGAGAAAATGAGGAAGATGAGGAAGATGAGGAAGATGATGAAGATGAGGAAGATGATGAAGATGATGAAGATGATGAAGACGAGGAAGATGATGAAGACGAGGAAGATGATGAAGATGATGAAGATGATAAAGATGATGAAGATGATGAAGATGATAAAGATGATGAAGATAAAGGAGTTCGAGAAGATGATGAAGATGATGAAAATGATGAAGATGATGAAGAAGTAAATGAAAATAATAATGTTCCTGATAATAATTATGAAAATGGTGATGAAGATGAAGATGAAGATGAAGATGAAGATGACGAAGATGATATTATTAAAATTGTTAAAGATGTTAAAGAAGAAGTTAAAGAAGAAGTTAAAGAAGACATTAAAGAAGACGTTAAAGATATAGTTAAAGAAGAAGTTAAAGATATAGTTAAAGAAGAAGTTAAAGATATAGTTAAAGAAGACGTTAAGGAAGAAGTTAAGGAAGGTGATGTTAAGGATTATAATAATATAAAAAATTTAATAAATAAAGATAAAAATATAGTTAATATGGCTGATAGTGATGATAATGAAGATAGTAGTGATAATGAAAATAAAATAAAGAGAAAAAATAAAGATATTAAATTAATAAAAGATACTAAAAAATTTAATAATATAACTGAAGATAATACTAAATCAGAAGATGTAAATGTTAAAAGTGTAATTATAGATGATAGTAAAAAGAAAGGTAAAAAACGTGCGTTTTTTTAATCATATAAAAAATTGATTAAATGTAATAGAGAATAAAGATGTATTATATATGGTCTTTAATAATATCAATTATTATATTTGGTATTTTACAATATATAGAATATGATAAAGATAGAAAAGAATATGTATTATTAAAACCTAAAAATGCTATATTAATGTTTATGATTTATTTAATATCAACTATATTATGTTATTTTGCTTTTAGTGATAATATGTTAGCTGGTATTAATATTATGTCAGGTGGTGGTAGTAGTATTGATGTTGAAAATATGGTAGATAAAACACAAGTTGATCCATCAGTATTAAAAAGAATACCTGATAATTTTAATACAGGTTTTGAACCATTTGATGACGAATATGAATAAATTTTTTTTATATATGTTTATATAATAATAATAATAGTATTTTACTAATATATAGAGGATTTAAATTGATTTTTAAATTAAAGTATAAATGAAATTAGAATTACGAAAATTTGATCCAAGCGTAATTAAAAGTGATTCTGTTGTAGTTTTTATTGGAAAAAGAAATACTGGTAAATCATATTGTATGAAAGATATATTAAATTATCATAGAGATATACCAGTTGGTGTTGTTATAAGTCCTACTGAAAGAGCTAATGCTTATTTCGAAAAATTTATACCAAAGATGTTAATATATGATGAATATAATGATAAAATTACAAGCAAATTTTTAGAAAGACAAATCAGTATTTCAGCACAAAAAAAGAATGAAATGAAAAAATCTGGTACATCTAATATAGACCCTCGTGCTTTTTTAATTTTAGACGATTGCTTGTATGATAAGAAGTGGCCTAATGATAAGAGTATTCGAAGTTTCTTTATGAATGGTAGACACTATAATATACTGTTTATGATTACAATGCAGTTCGCTCTGGGTATTCCACCAGTTTTGCGTGGAAATATAGATTATACTTTTATTTTTAGAGATAATATTGTTAAAAATCGCGAAAGATTATATCATCATTACGCTGGTATGTTTCCTTCTTTGGAAGTTTTTTCTCAAACTTTAGATCAATGTACCGAAAATTTTGAGTGTATGGTAATAGATAATAAAGTACAAAGTAATAAATTAGAAGACCAGATATTCTGGTATAAAGCAAAAGAAAGTAATTTTAGATTATGTTCTAAAGAATTATGGGATTTACAAGCAATATCAGATCAACAGAAAGAAATGGGATTATTAGATGAAGATGATGATGATGAAAAATATGATCCTGGTGTTTTTAATAAACAAAAAATGAAAATTAATGTTAAAAAAAGATATTAAAAATAAAAATATGTCTATTTTGCGGACGAGATAATCTATTCACGGACGAGATAATCTATTAACGGACGAGATAATCTATTCACAGACGAGTTATGAATAATTTTTATAAAAAGTATATAAGAAGATAATTATATATTTATATAATGAATACTATTTTAGACCAGACAGAGTTATTAAATTACTTAAAAAATAAAATTTTAAATAATGAAGAACAAATTAAGTTTATAGAAGATTTTTATTTATGTTTTATTAACAATAATATATATTCTTTTAATTATAATATTATAAAAAAATGGATTATATATAGTGATAAACATAATTTTAAAAGATTTTTTCAAAGATTTTTAGAAATAAATAAAGATTATAATACTTATAATCTTTCTAAAAATGAAGAAATAGTTTTTACATTAAACGCTTTTAAGCTTATTGCTAAAAAATATGGAATTCAAAACGATAATATGGATATATATACATATATATTAGAATTAGAAAAAGATATTAATGAATATAAACTTATAAATGATAATAGAATGTTAAGTGATGAATATAATAAATTACAAGATAAAGTAAATAAAAATTTAGATAATAAAGAAAGTGTAATATATATTTATAATACAAATATAAGAAATAAAAATACACCATTATTGAAAATAGGTATATCAGAAGAATTATCTAATCGTGTAAAATCATATAATACAACACATCCATACGGTATAATAGTATATCAAGAAAAAATACCAAAAGATAGTTTAAAATTAGCAGAAAAATGGTTACATCATTTATTAAATAAAAAAGGATATTGTATTAAAAGTGAATGTTTTGAAATGAGTGTTGAAGAAGCCATTAGATGGGTTAAATTTATTGATATTTCTCTAAAAATGACTGAATTAACAAATGATAAATTTAATGATATTATTAATCATTCTTTATATGTTATTGATAATATAAAACCTGAAAAAAAAATATTGCATTATGATATTTCTTGTCAAACTGAATGTAAAATTATTGAAGAAGATAATACTAATGAAATTAAACCTTTAAAAATAGTTAAGGAACAAACATTAAATATTTCTAAATTTAATAAATTTATAGAAGAATGTTGTATTATAAATAAAGATTTAGAAGTTGCGAGTACAGAAATAGTTGGTAAATATCGTATATGGACACAAGATGCTAACAAACAAATTTATTTAGATTTTTTAGATTATTTAAAAGATGTTTTTAAACCAATTCGTATTCAAAAACAAGATAAAAATACTGTAATAAATGGCTTTAAAGGTATTGGTTTAAAAGAAGAAGAACTATTTAAAATATCACCATTATCATCTAAAGTTGAAATATTTATACACGAATTATGTGATTTTAAACCAGGAAATAAAACATTATATAATACAATAAAAGATGAATATATGATATGGTATAAAAAAATGTATAAAGAAGATTTAAATCAAAATGAAGAAAAATTATTATATGATTTTTTGGTAAATTGTAAAAGAATTTATAAATCGAATGTTTGGACGCATTATGGTAATGGTAGAGGATTTTATGGTATATGTTTAAAAAAAGATAAAATGTATCATAATTCTATTACATCATCAACAGCAAAAAATGTTGAAAAAGTAAATATTATTACAGATAATATAATAAATACTTGGATAACAATAAAAAAAGCAGCAGATGATGAAAATATATCAGCAGCAAAAATGAGTAGATTATGTAAATCAAATGAAGTAATAAATGATGAATATTATTATAGAGTTTCTAAATAAATAAAAAAATGATTTAAAATTATATAAATTAAAGATATACAATAATAATGTCTGTTATTAAAAGTTATAGTGATTTATATAATTATTTACAATCTATATCTTTGGAAGAATTTAAAACATTTATACCTATTACTAATGGTAATATAGATAATTATGAAGCATCATTTAAATTATTTTCATATTTAAAATTATTTAATAAATTTGATAATTTTAATATATGCGATGGTAATTATAATTTATCTATATTATCTATAAATAATGACATTAAAACGTTATTAAATAATAATTTAGGTGGTAAAGGTGATAAATCTGATTTAACTTTAATGAATAATAAAACTATTATAGCAACTACTTGTAAAAATAGAGATGGATATGGTATTAATGATTTAGATATTAGAGATTTATCTGATTTATATTATAAAAATTATAAATCAAATAATTATGATTTAATAATATGTATTATAATTCCTGATAAAAAATATTTATACGAAATTACAAAAAATAGTGAAAAATCAAGTAATGATATTAAAACTATTATATTACAAGATAATACTATAATTATAGATTATAATGATATATATGGTGCTTTTAATTTGTTTAAATTTAAATTTAACAATTTATCTATTAAACAAGTAATAAGACTTTATAATACAAATAAAGAATTAATTAAACCTTATTTACATCAAAAATATTCTATAATTAAAACATTAAATTTAATTCAAGAAACTGATAGCATTTTATGGGGACATTTACCTCGTTCGGGAAAAACTTATATTATGGGAAGTGTTATTTATGAGTATTCTAAATTAAATGAAAAATCTAATTATCTTATAATAACTACTTCTCCGACAGAAACAATACCAGAATATTTAAAATTATTTAATAATAAATTAGAGTTTGATGATTTTAATATTATTACAAAGGAAGATATTAATGATAAGAAAAAACCTAAAATAGATAATAAAAATATAGTAATAGTTTCTAAACAATATTTACAATCAAAAACAAAAGATACTGAAAAAACAAGAATTATAAAATGGTTAAAAGAAATGATATTTGATATTAGATTTATTGACGAAAGTCATAATGGAGGAACAACAGAATTAGCAAAAACAACATTAGATACTTATGGTAATAAATGTAAAACAATTTATATTACCGCAACATATATTAAACCTATTTATAATTATAATATTCTAACTAAATATCATATTTTATGGGATTTAGAAGATAACGAATTATGTAAAAATATTAATAATGAATATCATTATAATAAATTAATTAATAAATATGGTGATCTAATGAAGAATACCATAAAAGATTATGATATTAATAATATTATAACCCATTATAATAATATTCCTAAATTACATTATATTACTTGGAAATTAAATGAAGATATTAAAAATGATATGATAGATGATGATTATGGATTTTCAATTCAAAGCATTTTAATGTTAAAAAATGATAAAAAAGAAGTAATACAAGAATTTGTAGATGAAAATAAAGTAGAAAAATTAATTAAAAATATATTTGGTTACGAAAAAAAGAAGTCATATTCATTTTATGATAAAAATAGTTTTTTAGGAAGAATTAAAAATATTGTTGATAAACCTGAATATAATTCAAGATGGTTCTCTAAAGAAAAACCATTAGTTATATTAGCATTTCTTCCTTGTGGTATTAAAGGGATGGGAATATATGATATTTCAGAAACACTTCGTAATTTTATTATAAAAAAACATTTATTAGATGATTTTGAAATAGTGTGCATGAACAGTGAAACCAATACTGATGGTAAAAATCCTAATAAAATTATAGAAGAAGCTGAAGCAAAAGCTAAAATTAATGGTAAAAGTGGTGTTCTTGTATTAACAGGTAAAAAATGTTCTCTCGGTATCACTATTAAGAATTGTGATATTGTATTATTATTAACTAATATAGAACAATACGATACTATATTTCAAATGTTATATAGATGTATGACAGAAGATGATAATAAAAAAAATGGATTTGTTATTGATTTAAATATACAAAGATGTGTAAATATAATTATGGATTATGCTATAAAAATAGGTGCAGGAAAATCTTCAAAAGATTCTTTAAAATATATTTTACAACAAAAATTAGTAGAATTTAATGTTGATGAATGGAATGATACTATATTTGGTGTTAGAAATACAAATATAGATAATATTATTACAAAAGTTTATAATATATTTACATCTAAATCATCTAATTGTATTGATAAAATTTTAGAAAATATTGATTTTAAAATTGAATTATTCTCTAAAGAAGACCAAAAACTTGTTAAAAGTTTATTTAATATTAATAAAAATAAAATTACAAAGATTAAAAATTTATTAGAAAATGAAGATATTGATGTATCTGATGGAATTGAAAAAATAGAATGTAATGATACAAATAATAACGAACAAAATATAAAACAAAATAAAATTGAAGAAGATATTGAAGAAGAAAATATTGATATATTTAATGAAATTATAAAAAAACTAATACCACTATTAGCATTAATTACTATTTGTATGAATAATATATCATCATTTGATAATATGATTAATGTTATTAAAGAAAATGAAGAATTAAAACCTATTGTATTGGAATCTATAATTACTTGGTGGGGTAAAAAAGTTGAAAAAGAAGTATTTAATATTATTATTATGTTATATGATAAATATTTTAAAGATAATATCAGTTTCAATAATAAAGTAGCTGATATTAGAGATATATTTAAACATAATTTAGGAAATATTAAAGAATTATCAAAATCAATAGACAAGTTCTTAATACCTCACGAAAATGAGAAGAAACAGAATGCTGAAATATCAACACCTTATGAATTACGAAAAGATATGTTAGATAAAATGCCAGAAGATTTTTGGACGACACCTAAAAGAGTATTTGAA